ATGAGACTCACGGATGCCTGGTTACGGGCGCATGCAGGTAAGCCATATAGTGGTAAAGCCGAAATTACATATAAAAATGGATTGGGCGTCAGGATTAGCCCCAAAGGGAAGATCACTTGGATATACCGCGCTCTTTTGAAAGGCAAGCCGATAAAAATGAAAATCGGTGAATACCCGTTGATGAAAATCAAAGAGGCAACAGAAGAGCGAGACAGGTTTTTCGAGTTGATTCAACAAGGTGTTGATCCACGGAATAAAAGCATCCTAATTCTTAATAGTAACGCTCCGGTTACGGTGTCACAGGTTGTTGAGCATTACATTGAAAATCAACTTATGTTGAAAAATAAGCAGTGGCAATCTGTGGCGGCTATGCTACGCAATTCCGTTGTTCCTCATGTTGGTGACTATCCACTAAGTAAGATTGAGCTGACGGACTTTGTAGAAATGTTTAATCGCGAGCGAAAAAGAGTAGGTGAAAAGCATTCGGCTCGTCTGCTATATCGAATGAAAACTATCATGAACTATGCGGTCCGAAATGGTTTTCTAAAATATAACGTGATTGCGCCATTGCGTTCAGAAGATGTCGGTGAAAAAAGCAAGCCGAGAAAAGTTAAGTTGGTGGAGTTGGAGATTGGGGCGCTATGGACGAAGATACATACGCTGCCTTACCACTTATCTATGATCAATTTTTTGGCGCTGAATATGATTTTTGCTTCGCGCACTATTGAACTGCGTTTGGCGAGGAAATCGGATATCGATTGGGAACGAAATTTATGGATAGTGCCAGAAGAAAACAACAAGATACGCGGTCGTGGCGGTAGTGAAATAGTAAGGCCGATCCCTAAGTTGGCCGAAAAGATATTGCGTAAGCAAATTGCGATGTTTCCAGAGGCAGAATACTTATTTCCAAGGTATTACATCTATAAAGATGTTCCGTTTGATAAGAAAACGCCCTATAGACCGTCAGTGGTATTAGCACAGGCGATGGAAGATGAAGGATTTACGTCTACACGAAATCACGATATGCGAAGAACGGCTCGAAACGCTTGGGAAATGATGCGTTTTCCGTACCATGTGAGTGAAAGTATGTTGGGGCATAAAATACATAGAGGAACGCAAGCTCATTACCTCGACTATGCGTACATTGAAGAACAACGAGAGTGTTATGAGCGCTGGTGTGATTACATTTTGGAAATGGCTGAACTTTACGAAAGCAAGTCCAAAAGTGTTGTAATGATGGGTAGTAAAAGAAAGGTAGTCAATGAATAGAACAAGGGCGGCTTTTGCCGCACTTGTTTATAGTCGGTAAGCATCCAGTAGGCAATTGTCCATTGTGTGGAGCTTTTTAACAGCAAGACCTATTCGCTTTCTAGTGACGCCTGTTTTTAGTTCGGCAAAGGTATGCGAATAGCCATTGATGAGAACAAGCCTAACTGCAGTTCGGGTAGCTGGTGGCATTTCTCGCTTGGAAAGCACTTGAAGAAGGGCATCCAGCCGCTTTTCAGGGATGGGGGTTATCACTAAGTTTTTCCTCCGAACATAAGCTCTACTTACTTAACTTGCCGCCCTCTACCACCGTTAAGGGAAGGTGATTTCGGTGTGCAGCTCTTGGATTGTCAGGAAGACTAAAAATAATGTCATTCACATCATATTGCAGCGCAACAACATGGTTCAAAATGATTTTTTCATCTTCGCTAAGTTTCAAAATCTCTGCTTTTAGATTTTCTAGGAACTTGCAGTTTCCTAGCATTTTATTGGTTATTTCTTTTGCTGACAGATTGTCAGGTGTTAATTGCTCAATTGGTACGCCAGTGTCTTGTGATATGTAGTGTAAGTTCTCCCAATCACGCTTATGGTCATAAAGGTAATGTTCTGTGACGTCCTCATTTTCTAAATCAAGAATATCATACTCATCGAGAATATCTCCGAACTGTAAACGAGGCGTAAAGCGGAAAAAGTAAGAGTCGATAATGTCCTGAATTGTTGATTTGCAAATCGTCAATGTATCTTCATCAAGAGTTGCGTCGGGACACAACAATCTACTTAGCTCACTTAACGCGATCTTAAACCCTGCTGCATGTTTGTGGCCTCCACCGCCAAATCTCGCGGCGATTTCGGAAACGTCGATACCGCCGTTAGGGACTGAGCGTAAGCTGTACTTACGGTATCCGCCTGTTTCTTGATAGGTGGCTGAGAAGAGGACGCCTTCGGCCATGATGTTTCCTGCGTCTGAGGCAAACATATAGTTGCAGTTGAGTGTTGGCACTGTGTTACCGGCGATGACGGATTCAAACGCGCAGAACTCCACCAAATCTTTGACGTTTTTTAGGTGCGCACGGTCAATGGCGACGCCTTCCTGGTAGAGCTGCTGCACATCGAGTTCCATGAGTTGATCCCATACATCTAGCTCCATTGGGTAGGAGTAGAGCGCAGCTTGAATCTCTCGCGTTCCTGGTAGTTCAAATTTCCATAAATCGCGGTCTTGAATGTGTTTGATCAATGCGGGTGGCTCTTGACCTGGGAAGAAGTGATTCCAAGTTAGCATTGCACCGGATTGTGTCATGTCGAACACTCCCTGAATGACGCCTGACTCGATTAGCGGTATTAGCTCCGCCTGCGCGGTCTTGTGGTGGTCAATAACCAATACGGATGCGGCTTGTTTTGCCAGTTGGCGCATTTGGTCTTGTTTGAAGCTGAAATCGACGATGATAACGTGCGCGTCTTTTACTTCTGGCAGTTCGCCTTGGTAACTGGCGGCGATGAATTCTACATCGTCATTTTCATTGAGGGCTTGGTGAACTACCCAAGCTGCGCCCATTCCGTCGCAGCAGTTGGCATGGTAGATACAAATCGTTTTGTTCATTGTGTTTCCTTAAATGGTATTCCAGCGGTTATGTAACTCAAGCCGCGCATTGCGACGAGTGGTTTCACGGTAGTTTTCTGAATTGGCTATTTTCACTAGATCGAGTGTTACCATCGTGCGCATTTTAAATACGCTGACAAACCAGTTTCCTTTGATGTGATTACACATAGTGTTGCTCCCTACAATCCGCCATTACAGGCGTCTTGATAACAATCGTCACAAAGCGGACCCACCTCAGTGTTGTGAGTTGGTAATTTCTTATTGCTGCAATGACCACAATATCTAGGCGGCACATGTCGTTCATTCCATCTGTCAGCCGCAGATTGGTGGTCATATTCATATTCGTGATTAGAAGAAAAAGATACTCGGCAGGAAGAGCATTCAATGTAAGGATATTGATCACCTATCAACTCAGCCTCACCGCCACAAAAGGGGCAAGGCTTTAGTTTTATCTCTTTATTACGCATCAATTTTGTTTCCTAATGTACGTCTAATTCAAATTCAAAGTATTTATCGCATTGGTCACAGTAGGTTTCGTATTCTACGAATGCCTTAAAGTGGTTATCAGATAAGTCCAATGCTTCGGAGAATTCAGATATATCAATATGCTGATAGGCTCCACAGTGAGGGCAGTCAGCATTCACGCTCCGAATTTTTACTGGCACTTTTTTCACATTTTAAGACTCAATTGTTTGCGGCCTGCTGTTCCAGGCTCTCACGGCTTGTATTCGTGTCATGAAAGGGCGAGTGAGAGGAAGAACGAGACAGCGTTTGTTGATACAGGCAACGTACCAAGTTTCATCTTGGTCTTGCTCGATGTTGGGTTCGGCAGCACAGAAAGGGCAGGGCTCTAGATGCTTGCCGTAGTTTTCAGGTTTGAATGTGCCGTAGTTGGGTGGAAAAGGGATTATTTGTCTTATGGCTTGTTTCATCCGTTTCTTGAACTCGCATGGCATTGTTTTTCATAAAGAGAATCCAGTGAGTGTCAGCTCGTTTTCCGCTTATATGGCCGAACATGGGCTTAAACGGAGAACACTTTAAAACCTCACTCGTTTTTATTTGGGTTTCGTTCCATTTAAAGACGAGTATTCCGTCAGGTTCTAAGACTCGAAAGCACTCAGAAAATCCATTTGTTAAGTCATTACGCCACTGATTTGAGAGCTTTCCATACTTCAATGCTAACCATGACTCATCACCAGCTCGCTCAAGATGTGGTGGGTCAAAAACCACGACTTTGAAAGAGTTATTGTCAAATGGCAAATCTGTAAAATCATTGATTTGATCAGGCTTAATGACCAATGGTCTACCATCGCATAAGGTAGTCTCCAACTCTCGAATGTCACTGAAGAGCGTTATTGGATTGTTATTATCAAACCAAAGCATCTTTGACCCACAGCATGCATCTAATACAAGTAAGCCTGTTTTCTCTGCTGGCACTTTTTTCATTTTTACCTCATTACACCGCGCTTAGAGCAAAACTCGGCTCGGCAGGTTGCCCAATGGCGGTTTGTTTCGGTGAAAGCGACCTCAGAGCTATTCAGCCATCTTGCTGCGGCTTCTCTGTAGCGTCCTTCTCGCTCTGCTTGCGCTGCTTGCTCAGCCCAGGTTAGATACCACGATGATTCGAACATTTAGTTTTCCTTACTAATTTAAGCCCCAAGCTCGTAGCTTCCTTTAGGGTGTCATCTAAAAATTTGTTTTGTTTTTCTCTGGCTAGATTTGCATCGTCAAGGTAAGGCTTGAAAGCGTTCATCACTAAGCGGAATAGATATCCGGTTTGCTCAAAATCCCCATACACAGAGGACTTAATTACCATTTTGAACTCAAAGTCAGTTACCTTTTCTATAGCCAAATACTCACAGTTGAGATTGATAAATTTGAGCATTTCTAGGACATCAAACCCGCTATATTGCATCGTCATGTCAGCTCCTTATTGGCTAAATGAAATTGCTTTGAGCAAGGTCTGAGGAAATCCCTCATGGTCATAGTTCTCTTGGTATGGAAGTAAACCGTTAGCATCTGGTAAAAGCACTTGAGCATACTGAATGGTGTCTTTTACGTATTGAGGATTACACTCATAGAAATATTCAGCCTGTACAACGTAGTTGTTCAGCAGTTCGTCGTTTCTTTCCAAGAGGACTATTTGAACTGGCCAAGGTTGCCCTTGATTGCTTTTGATTAACTCTGTAGTAATTCCTAGCTTTCCGTCAGTGGCGATTAAGTGTAAATGGACCATGTTGATAAGGTAATGATTCGTGCGTATCGAGCCAGTACAAACAATGAGATCCGGCTGTCCAATAGACGATCTCCCGATGCTATAAGCAAAATCAGGAGTGCCTAATACTAATTGGCCATGCGTAGAGATAGATTTCTTAATCTGGGGGTGCATTATCATTGTTCAGCCTCCGCTTGCGCTGCTTGTTCTGGTGTCATGGGCATAAAGTGCGGGTGTTTCTTGCCTTCTTCATCAACAACTTCAAGATCATGGATTTGAAATAACCCGCCTAGCGTCCAATCACAGCCTATTTCTTTTTTATTAAACCGGCCAATGTACGAAAAGCCGAGGTAACGGCCCGCTTCCTGGCGGTCTAGGCCGGTGGCTTCCATTAGCTGTCTGAGTGACTGCAAGGTTTTGCATTTGGGGCACTGAAAGGTGGCATCGATGGCATCTTCATGCCCTTGCGCTTTGATTCTCGCAACAAACTCTTCAACGGTTAGGGTGTGTATTGGCATAGCTAGTCCTCAAATTTGGCTGACGGTACGGTGTTATTGACTGGCTCTAGGCACTGGCGACAACGGTACACGGTGGTGGCGTTCTGGTGGTCGGTATCGGGATAGAAGGGTCTTTTTCTATCCCTTCTTGTTGCTCTCGATGGTGGCGTGTTCACTTCAACGGAAATCGCCTCGTTGCATCGAGTACATTCATCGCGAATGATGAAAGGGGTTCTAATCTCCATATCCTAGCCCTACTGAAAGTTCTGGTGGTAAGTGCAATAGGTTGCGGCTACGTTCAGCACGTTTAAAGCTCTGAAATAGACAAGCAGCACGTTTTGCTTCTTGAAGTGAACCATATTTTTTTGCACTAAAGATTTTGCTCTGTTTTGAGCCATCTAGATTGCGCCAGGAAACGACCCATTGCGGATGCTTTTTCCCTTTGTAGGTTGTATAGCCTTTATAACAAGCAACGCCACGCCCTTTGACTGCTTGGAGTGCGCCATTAGTGATTAAACTCCATCTTTCAGCTCCCCATTCACTTATACCTCTGCGCTGCTGCCACTGAAATGCGGACTCTTTCGGTTTGAGATACTCATGGCTACCAAAGCTTTTAACCTGTTGTCCCCCATCGGCTAAAGGAACTGTTGCTTGATAGCGTACAACTTTGGTTTTACTGCCTGCACGGGGCTTTAGTCTGATAATACCGTATTGCTTCATGACAATGTTATCCTGCTTAACTACCAGTTAAATAGGTTAATAACCTAATAACCTAATAAGGTATTTCATTAGTATTTTGATAGCTCATTAACCGCGAGCAAGTTGGTCACGTAAGTTTGGTGGCGTTCCTTTGATGGTGAGCGTGTCGGTTTCTAGGTCATAGAAAATGCGCTCACCAAGTAGAAGGCTATCAAAGCTGATGTTCAAGCCTCCGCCCGCGCCTACATATTTGGTGAGTTTGCGAATTGTGCTGGTATCGACGGGAAAGCTCTCTTGCAACTCGTAGCCTTGTTCTTGTGTGTAATCGAAGAACGTATGCCCATCGTTGTTTGGAGGCAGTTCGCCAGAAAGCTCTTTTAATTGGAGTTCTTCTCCGTTTCGTTTTTGATCGCTGCAGTAGTCATAGACTTGTTTTTTGAACGACACTTTTTCATCACGCTCAAGTTTCGAATCACTGCAGAAATCCTCGACAGCTTGAAGCAGGACCGTGTTCTGCTGTTTGGTGTTTAACGTGACGCAAGCGGATAGGCAATCGAGAAAGAAATCACTCACCGCTCGACCTACACGGCCTTTGATGTAGGTGATGTATTTATCGTTCGCTTTGGTTTCAAAGTCGGTGATGTTGATTCGTGCTGCGATGGTGATTTTAGAGAATTCAACGTGATCGGTGATGTTGATATCGAGCCCGTCATCGAGACGAATACTATTTTCTATCGGGAGTAAGGCGATAATCAGGTACTCAGTGGCTAAGTGCGAGTATTCAACCAGGGCTAATACGCCAGTATCGGCAAACGGGTATTTGCTCAATTCGTCTTTTAGGCGAGTCGCGGTCCAAGAAGAGAATTCGTAAAAGTTGATTTCTTTTAGGCGAAACTTTTCCAGTTGTTCTTGAAAGTCACTTTGGTAGTTAAATTCTGCAAAACCTTTGGGTTTGTCGCCATAGAATCGGTGCAAAGCGACAACGAGCGCTTCCCCGTTCGGCGATTTGCTGTCTATCGGTTCGGATCTTAAGCCAAGTTGAAGCTCTTCCGATTCGTTTTTGTAGAGTAGGTGGGTAATGACGTTGTTAATGTGCATGCTCATGTTGTTGCCCCTGAATAAAGGGGCGTCTAGACGCCCCAAAAATATTAAATGTGTTTACTGAGAGTTCGTTTAACGGACGCTTCGATTTTTTTGTGCTCTCTCGGTGGTAGCTCGCCGTTCTCGTAATACTCGATGAAGTTTGGGTGTTTGTGCCAACGGTCCCAAAAGGCTTGCTCCCTTTGTGCAAACAGCTTGCGACGTTTCCATGCAATGAACTTGCTGACAAAATTCAGTTCAGTTACGTCATTCACTTCGTCTCCATACTGACACTCTTGACGAATGGCTATCACAGCTTGCTTTTGGCCCGAGTCGAGGCGTTCCCATGCGTCAACAAAGCGCACGTAGTGGCCGCTAAACTGCTTTAAGTTGCCAGTAACAAAACCTTGCGTTAAGCCTTCACTGGTAGAGCCGCCACCATGCACTAAGCCTTTAATGACGCCCCATTCTGCGTGGGTGAGATTTTGAATCATGATACGCTCCTTAGCGATTGTAGCCGTTGTAATAGCCATACGTTCTGCAGAACGCATACCATTGCTGGTGGGGCAGGGTTAAGAGTGTTTTGCGTAAGTTTTCGTAGTTTGATAAACTTAAACGGTCCATTTGGGTGTCTCCAATTGGGTTGCGTGAAATAAAGCCTCGGAAATCGTTGGTAGCGGTCCGAGGCTTTTCTTTTTAAAGCGAGTGTTCTCGCTCTATTCTGCGAGCTTCTAGCAAGTCTTCAATTTGTCTACGCGCTTTACGTGCGGCTGCTTGTCGCTTGGAAGGTTTGCTATCGGCGTAATCTTTCTTGGGCTTTGGCCTGAAAAGATAGGGGTTGTAGGGGTCAGAGTAGTCATTATCCATTATGCAGACTCTTGTAATTCTCCAATCTCTCTTAGATATTCCGCGACGTTGCGAATATCTAAGTCTTCTTCTGTGACCTGAGAGTTTTGCACCACGTTGACCTTGTAAAGCCAGCGCTGCGCAATCTTCTGAGCTGTTGGTGATGGCTTGAGTAACACTTTATTCGCCGTATCGGTCATTTCCCTATCTACGCCATCGCAGTAAGCAAACTTGCTAAATGACACTTTATGATCCGCACCGATGGCTGCTTGTCGCCAAATTCCGAGAGAGTCGGTGTAAAGCAGGGTATAAGCTTTGCTGATTTTCTTTTGCCCTTCGATTTGGATGCTTAGCATATTAGGAAGCATTAAGAGAGCTTCGCCTTTCTCTGCCCACACAGTGAGCATTTTAAACAGCGCTAACTCGTTAATGAGCTGATTGCGTTCTCTGCCTAACTCGATGGCGCGGCGCTCGATACGATGTTTCTCTTCCCTTAGCTCACCGGCTGCTTTTTCCAGACTCTTGGCGCGAACTTGGTATTTTTCTGCCGATTCTTTATTGCGTTTTACTTGCGCCTTGGTGCGCTTATGGTCGTCTATCTCTACTTCCAGTGCGCGATTAGCTTTTTCCAATGCTTTTTTTGCTAGGCTGTAATCAACTTTGAGCTGACGATAAAAATTGTCGGCACGACTCGCTGCTTTACTTTGTGCTGCTGCTTGATCTCGCCATAATTTTTCTTTTAGCTCTAGGTCGGTACATGCGCGTTTTAGCTGGTGATGTTCCACATCCCGACGTTCTAGCTCATCCATCAGCTTGTCTGACTCATCGCATTCGCGATTCCAAGCATTTGATAGTTCAGTGACAATACCCATAAGTGCTGCTTTGGGCATGTTTGACTCAATGGCTGTTTGGAGGGATTGAATACATTGCGGAATATCTAACAATTCGGTGCTCATAAAAAACCTTTATTTTTAAGCCATTCTTCTACTTCTTTGCGGCTATAGCAGCCATAAGAGACTTGTTTAGGGAAGTCTTCTTGCTTCTTGATAAACGAGTCTACGAAACTACCTGACCGGCCAAATAATTCGATAATCTCTTTTCGTCTAATCAACAATGGATTAGTTCTTGGCAGATGCTTTAGCGAAGTGTTTTCTGAGTTCTTATCGGTCATACATTGGCCCTCTATCTACTTAGTTTGCGAATGCTGCTTGCAATGCGTTTTGCTATCTCTGGCGGCGCTTCTCCTTGGAAAAGCTCTAAAAGCGCCAGCTCAACAATTTTTGATGCACTGGTGGACTTGATGTGCTCTTCAAAAAGTAAAGACTCTCCAATGAGCTCAAGGTCGGTTAACATCGAGATAGGGAGGCTAACGCTCGTTCCTTGGCGCTTTTTTTTGGCAGAAGAGCGGTTTACTCCAGCCCCCGTGCTACCACGAATATCGTCGCTATTGGTTCCTGCTCGCATTACACACACTCTCTTAGTTCTTCTAATAGCTCATTAAAGTTTTCTTGAGCTTTTGTGGCTTCGGGCACTTCGAGTACACCAAGGCCAAGAGGAAAGGTTTTGCCGAAATATTTATTTGTATAGATACGGGTATCTAACAGAGTTATTTCGGGCATTTTTCTTAACGCATCGATAACTTCTAACTGGTTATCTAGTGATACCAATGGAGCGCATCGATTCAAAAAAAAGCGTTCTTTTAGTTTTGGGTTATATACCTTTGCCGATTCAATGAGCTGAATGAAGTCAGGGAAGGTATTTAAATCAAGTTGTGAGGGCTCGAAAGGACAAAGCACTAAGTCGCTAACTTTGAGTGCAGCTTCGAGCTCAATTGTTCTCCCACCTGCTACATCAACCAACACCATTTCATATTTTTTTCTGAAATTGAGCAGCGTTTGGCTAATGTTACCCTCCGCGATAGCGTGGTTGATTTCTAAGACATTTAATTGCTCATTGCGGTAAGAAAACCACTTACTCGTTGCGAGTTGATCGTCAGCGTCTATCACTAAGACGTCGCGACCTTGTTTCGAAAGTCCGACGGCTAAGTTAACCGTCGTTGTCGATTTACCAGGGCCACCTTTGCAGCCGCCAATAGTGAGAATCATAGCGCTCTCCCTATTTATGCGTGTTCTAGTTCAACATCAAGCTCTTTGATTGCATCGCCAATCCAAGAAATTTCCGCGTTTACCATTTGTATTTGCCTTTCAAGCAATAAGTTCCTTACAGTGTTTGATGCGTTAGCGTTGCGCTGCCTACCAAGTTCCTCCAACCGTTGGCGACAAAAATAAAGTTGTTGTTCCAAATGCTCTACTAATGGGAATTGACTTGATTCAGACGCAAAAAGCATCACAGACAAAGGATCTCGGATGATCGCAAGTTTAGGGTGCTTGGTCAGTGCTTCTCGTAGCGCAACTTTCCCTGCTTTGGTGATGGTGTACACCTTCCGGTCTGGCTTGCCTTCTTGTGGGAATAGTTCGTGTTTAACAAGTTTATCGACTTCGAGCTTATTCAACTCGCGATAAACCTGCTGGTGGCTTGCTGACCAAATGAAAGATAGCTCTTTGGAAAATTGCTGAGTTAAATCATAGCCAGTCATGCCTTTATTGGCGTTATTAATGGCAGCAAGAAGGAGTGTCGGTAAGTTCATAAGTGTTCTCGGGTTCTGATTTGAATGAAATGTTGCTAAGCACGTCTAGAATTTGTTTGCCAATAGTATTGGCAAGCTTGGCGCTTGCTTTGTCGGCTTTTTCTTCCGCTTCAACCTGATCAAGCGCTTTGCGTTCGTTGTTTATAAAGATGGATCTCGCACTGGAAAGCATGGATATGACAATGAAGTTTACTTCTTCAATCGAAAGAGACTCATAGGTTGGTTTCGTGGTTATGGCCGTAATTCTCTTGGAAATGTAGCGGCATTTAGTTTCCATTTCGCTGAATATAAGGCCATCGATGACAACGATGCTCATTTCTCGGTACGCTGCCAATTTCATTAAATGGTCGGTGTCGTCTGTAATGGAGCATTCAGTTTGAAAGTCCTTTTCGATGATGAGGTGTAGCTGCTGTCTCAGCCCCTCAAAAAACTGCGCATAAGACATTGGCGAGAGGTTTACCTTGCCTTGGTCAACCTTTAATTGCACTAAAGCTTCTTTCTGTAGTGTGTTTGTCATTGTTGTTCCCTAATTCAAAGCAACTTTGAGCTGGCGATAGGTCATCGAGTAAACAAGGCAAAGTGCTTTTTTAGATATAGTTCGCTCTTTTAAGGCCTTCTTAATCATTGATTTGGCGTTTGGAGAGATGGACATTGGGTTTTTTCTGCAGTTAAGCAGACGTTGTTTCAGTTGTTGTTCCGCATGACGTTGGTTCATGATACCTCCTAGATTACATACACCACTCGTAAATGGTGTATGCAATAAGCTGTATTCCTGTCCCTTACGAGTACAGTCAACGCCCAGCTTTGGCGTATCACATTTACCGGATTGATCCGGTGAAGGTTTTCGACCTTCTTGGGTTAACTTGCCCGCGCCGTTCTTGGCCCTTTCAATGTTTCCTTTGGGTAATGCCTTGGAAACAAACTTGCCTTGATGTCATTTAACTTCATTCAAGTTCACTTTAGATAATATTAAATTTACCCGCGGGAAATCAAGAAATAACCCGCAGGTAAACTTTAAAAATAAAAAAATGACACAAATTTATTGATCTGTGTCACAAAAAAAGTAGCAATTAAACGACAGCAAATGTCTCACTGAAAATTGCAGCGATTACCTGAATAGATCTTATATCGTCTTTTTGTATAGTTTCTGGCCTAGATGCATTGTTCACATCAAAGACTTGATAGTGACCACCACGGTCGGCGGTTAGTGTTTTTATCATTAGTTCATTTGTTTCCTTAAGCCATATAGCAACGTCGTCACCAGGAGTTGGTTCGGCAGTGCGGGATAGGACTATTGATTCTCCGTGCTTAATCCTTGGGAAAAGTCCTTCGCCGTTAACCTTGATTACATCCACAACGCCAAAACTTGCGGGAATGTATAGCTCACCAAGGTATTCACTGTTAATCATTTCAGCCTCTCCGTTTTGTTTAAATGAAGCTTCCATGTTTATTTTGGCAATAGTGCAGCCAGTTTGCAGATTGGAATGGTGATTAATGGTATCAAGCCATGTATTGGGTAGGTTGAAAGCGTGTGTTATCACATCAACCATGTCGTCCGCGATCCTTCTGTGCCCCGTTTTATTTGGGTCTGATAGCATTCTTGAAATATATGACGGTCTTCTACCGATGCGTTGAGCAAGTTCTGCTTGGCTGTTATTGCAGAAAGTAGTCTTAATTCTTTCTAGGTTTCTACGCCTAATCTCGTACTTATCCATAGTGGGGCTGCGTTCTCAAGTTATGCCTTCATTATAAGCATTTGATTTATTGCTGCTATTGCACATAACTGACGAATAACTTGATATTGGAAACGATCATCTTGATCAAAGTATTCCTTGAGGTAAACTTAAAGGGCTCGTAATGTTAGGAGGGTAGTAAAGTGAATGAGCTAAAAGCCTACCTTTCCAGTTTAACGATGCCAGAAAAAGAGAGCTATGCAATCAGAGCAGGTACGACGCTCCGTTACTTACGGAAGATTGTATCGATCAAGCGAACAACTATTCATCCTAAAACTTGTGCGCTACTCGAAAGAGAGTCATCAGGCAAGGTGAGTAGAAAAGATTTGCGTCCTGACGATTGGTTTGAAATCTGGCCAGAGTTAGCAGTGAAAGAAATCGTAAGAGAAGCGGCCTAGTTGCACCTGGGCTTTCGATTACAACGAGCGGCGTATTGCACTGCGCCGGTATTCAATTAGCGAAACGACTGAGGAAAGAAAATATGGAAAGTTGACGGACTGAATATGCTCGTAATGCAAAAAAGAAAACCGACCTCGAAAGGTCGGTCACTGCAAAATGACAAGCTATTCGCCGTAGCTTGGTTAGGAAGCTATCCATCTCTGGTTTAAAAACCGGAGGGCTTCTTTGCATTCAAAGAAAACTTACTAACGAGAGAAGTATAACGCACTTCTCGCGGAGATAAACCTATGGATGAAAAAAAATACAACTCCATCCTAAATTCTGATCCATCACCAGACATTGATATTACATCAAATGCGTCGTCTAGGCTACTCAATAAAGCGGTGTTGAGCGAGGTGGTTACATGGCATTTATAGCGATTGCTGGTGAAAGCCATTCATTTAGCGTAGCCGAAGCGATAGAGCATGGTGTCGAAGCTGCCATTGTCCTCAATGCAATCCGTTATTGGTTGCGAAAAAACCACTCAGATGGGCGAAACATTAAAAGCGGCTACGTGTGGACTTACAACACGGCTAAGAAGCTACACAAGATGTTTCCTTATTGGTCAGAGCAAAAATGCCAGCGCTTAATGAAAAAACTCAATGATCAAAAACTCGTGATTGTGGCAAACCACAATACCAATAAATGGGTTCAGGAACGTTGGTACACGCTTCCTGAATTCAAGATCGAGCCTGTGGATAACTTTGATGAAGAAACAGACAATATTGAGCATGAAAACAGTCTAAGTGATTGTAATTCAGCAAAAATCAATATTGATGAATGCAATCATCAAAAATCAGATTTCGATTCATCAAGATCGATGAATGTACATTCATCAAATTTGATGAATGATCCTTATCATGTTTATACAACAGATCTAACAACAGATCTTAGATCGATCCAGCCGCAAGCGACTGGTATCGATCCGGTTGTTGAATCTTTCGAAAACATCTTTTGGCCTGCGTGGGAAGGTAGAAAAATTGCTCACGGTGAGTGCCTATCTCTTTTCCGCAAGCTTGTAGAGCAAGAAGGTCGAAGCCCATATGAGTTTGCGACAGAGCTCGCCGGTGATATTAAACGCCGTTTGAAAGCGAGAGCTCAAGGTTTCGACAAAATACACCCAAAAACGTATCTCAAGGGCAGACGTTGGGAGGATCAACTTTTTGCTGCTCTACCCGAACAAAGTAATCAACCAAGCAAGAGCAGCCAGATAGATAGGCTCAAAGGGCGCATAAATGAACTAACAGGGTTAATTCGTAGCGAAGAGGGCTATATGGCTTCAATACGTGATGACAACCCACTGAGGATTAGCATTAAACAATCTTGCGAACGAAAGTTAGAGAAGTTGGAATGCGAGCTCAAAGAGAGCAAAGCGAAATTGAAAATGCTATTAGGGGAGGATATTTAGTATTGAGGTTTATCAACAATCCCGAAATTTGCACCTCAGTGCTAGCGAGAAGCGGTTTACAGGACTTAACCGATATGTTGGTTAGTCTCTACTGCTCTGACGGCTCTAGAATCGATTTAGCGGTGATTGAAGGAGATTGTTGTTACTACATCGGTACACCACCTAAACGAACGCAAAGAGTAATTTGGAGAGAGAACGAACAGATTCGTTAACGGTTGGAAGTGGCACCTAATAAAAATCAAGCCACCCAATGATGACGGATTATTACACGTTGGCTACGTGACCAAAAAAGCGAGGGTTGTATGACAAGACGCGTAAGCATTGATGCGAGAAGCAAGCTTGCTGAGCATGCTATACATTGCTTCCAGCACAAAAAAATACTTTGTTACGAAGGTTATCGTTACTTCGTCAAAAAATGTGAAATCAAAGGAGCCGGTCGAGCTACTCGACTTTGGTTAGAATTGGAGGCTCCTTTGTGACGTTGATTTCGAGTGTAATCCCCATACCACAGCTTGGTATAACGTTACTCAACACGGGCGAGCACACTTCATTGATGCAAGACTTGGATGGGCGAGCGTTAATTCAACCTGTTCCTTTGTCTTTGATTCACCGTAGTGACGGGCCAGTAGTTGTTGATGCAGTGACGCTTATCGCGTCAGAGAAAGAAACCGTGCGACGGGATTTATCCCTGTTGCCATTTTTTGCGCATCCTGACGTAGACAAGCTATTTGACCCAATCGAAAAGCATGTAGATCGTATTCCGCGCTGCCAAGCTAAATCTGAACACTGTAACCATAATCTCTTGACCGTAAAGCTAGAGAACGGCGGAGCGATTCGGCTGTGCTGGCACCACGACTTGCATCGAGAAGAGGTCGTAGGAATCGATAGCAAAGCGGCGACGAATTTAATCGTGTTTCGCTCTAACGTGGTTTCAGTTCGCTTACATGGCAGCGTTCTTCCCCTCACAATGCCAGAGTTGTGCTGGTGGGCTGTGAGAAACAAGGTTTATCACGCTTTACCACACGATCTGTTGAGCAAAATTTTCGAGGAAGAAAAAACTCGTAGACGAGTTGGAGGGCGTGGGTATATCGATACCAACGCACGATATATCCAACAAGATAGCCGAGAAGTCCTAGAAAACTTGGCAAAGCCTGTGCTTAAGTTGTCTGTAGACGAAGACCCGCCATTGCTTTACATGCGCAAGCCGAAACCAACGACATACACAAGTGAGGCGTACCTCGCCTTTGTGCGCAAACTACCTTGTGTGGTTAACGGTCCTGGAACCGAGCGTGACCCTGTTGTAGCACATCACCTTATCTTGCATGGTGAGGGTAAGATGGGCGGCAAAGCTCACGACTTGTTCACGTTCCCTTTACGCGCCAGCGAGCACCGAAAGTTTCATAACGATCCTGCTGGGTGGGAGGCAAAGCACGGTACTCAACTGCTGCATGTGAAAAACACGTTGAGAAAAGCATTGGATGTGGGGGCAATTGGATGAGTTTAAGTCTGCAGCAAGAGATTGGACTAATTGGGTTAGCAAAGGGTGGTCACTCACAAGCCTATAAGAATAATCCAAGTAAACGCCGTCCAATTCTACGAGAGCGAGCAGAGCAAGTCGCTCTTGTCGATTGGGCAAATAAAACAACCTGGAATGGCATTTTAATCGGAGACTTTCTTACTCATGTACCCAATGAGGGCAAAAGAGGTCCGCAAGCGCAAAAAGATTTTGTTGAGTTAGGCGGTAGCAAGGGATACCCAGATTTAATTCTGGATATCCCAACGAAGAAATACCCAGGTCTAAGAATCGAAATGAAAGCTCCTGAGCCTTATTACAGCTATGTCACAAGCAGCCAGGAGAACTGGCATGAGAAATTAAGAGCGATGGGTTATCGAGTCGAAATTTGTAATAGTTATGAAGAAGGGAAGATCTTAATTATGGATTATCTCAATGATTGATAAAAATCATGCTAAAACTAGAAATCTTATAGATTGACACTGGAAAAGTGAGTCAAACCATAAGCATCCGCGATGCAGATATCATGCTTTTCTAATACTACGGCATCGAGATCACAGAAAAGTGACAGATGTTTGAGTAACTTCTTGCGTGTTTGTTCAGTTGTTTCGCTGACAACGACGTTGGTTAGGCCCACTGGTGCAACAGTGGGCCTTTTTGCTTTCTTGATGCAAGGAACTGCCAAAGATGGGTAAAAAGTTAGAAATGCTTACGATATTGAGTGCTGCTCGAACAATGAAATGGGAAGAGCGGACATTAAAGAACGGACCAACAAAAGAGCAACTTCTTGGTGCTATTGGGCTCGCTCAACGTGATAACCCGATTGGTATCGCAATATTGAGCGCTAAGTACATGCGGTGTGCATACTCAATCGAAAAGCTATATGACCACATCAAAGAACAACCCTTGCCGCTCATCACTAGAAACCAACGAGAGCACGCTTCCTATCTTCTAGTCTCTGATGCGCTTAACCTGCCGATTGATGTGATGCAAAAACGCATCATTGGAGCTTGGAAGCGTTACAGCATGCGAGGGGAACGTACACGAAAGACAATTGACTCGTTGAAAAAATCTATTAAGTCGTTGGAAAAAGCAATTCTTCTTAAAAATTCCCCACAAGAGATAAAGCATTTAGAGAGTCAAATCGAGGCTCATAAAGCTCGTATTGATACAGAAGAAAGATCGCTCCACGACTATGCTACGCAAAAGGCAGGAGAGTCTTGTAAATGCCCCCGCTGTCGTGCCACTGGCACAATTCAGAAGACGCAACGGCAGTGCGATACATGTGCAGGTGTTGGGGAGTTCCGAACACTTGAACATGATTGGCTTAAGTCTTTGATAGTTTCCGACAGTGCCGGTGCAAAAGTGCTTAAAGACAACTGGCCTTCTGTTGTTACTTCCATGCGAGCGCAAAAAGATGCGTTACGTCGTCACGAACTGGAAGCGGTGAGTGCAGTTGAAAGACGAATAAGTGCGGAATTTGAGTATGAAGACTAAAGCTATCGATTCACCAAACATGAGCGAGCGTCCAGAAGAGGGAGTGTGTTCGCTTTGCTGCTATGAGGATTTGTGCGGCATCATTCCTACTGAGCCATGCCTTGCTAGTGAACGTGATGATGGCCGTGATGTGTATTTCGTTGAGATCGAATAGATGCGAACGCTGGAAACGGTTATCTCTGATGCGGCGATTAAGCGCCATCTTGCTGATGGTTCTGTGTATCAGCTCAAAGACCCTCGCTATTCGCTTTATCTGCGCTATAACACGGCCAGAACGGGCGGCAGTTGGCTTTTGGTGCATTACGCCAAGGGCAAGCAACGGCGAAGCAAAATTGGCGCTTGGCCTGTCACCTCTTCCAAAGTGATTTTTGACCGGCTAGGTGCGTTTAAGGCAGAGATTGGGCTAAATCCGTCCGGTGCTGATGTGTGCATAGGCCAGTTTACGTCCGTAGGCGATCTTCTGCGTTGGTATCAAGTGCGTGTAAGCAAGAATCGCAGCATGAGCAAGTCGCGCAAAGTGAACACGAAGTCGATGATTAAGTGTCACCTTTTGCCGATGTTGGGCGATCTTGATATTAGTCATGTAACTCGCCAGGTACTCGATACGCAGTTGATGTGGCCGTTGCAAGAGCGTTACGAGCTATCGATGGTGCGCTGTGTGTTTGCAGCGCTTAAAGTGGCATTTAAGCAAGCAAAGACGCTCAAACTTATCGAAGAGAACCCGCTTGCTGACTTGAAATTCTGCGAATTTATTGAGGCCGCGATAGCGATTAAAGACGCTAAGGTGCGGCCAGAGCATGTCAAACTCATCATCGAGAGTCTTAGTAAGCATGATGATGTTTCTCAAGCGTTGATTGTGATGATGCTCGCGCACGGTACTCGCATTGGTGAAACTCGCCAGGCACGATGGGACCACATCGACTTTGATAGCCGTGAGTGGTTTATACCGAGTGAGAACACCAAGACAAAGAACGCGCACCGGCTACCACTCACTGACGATATGATTGCTTACTTGCAGCAGTATCGAGCGAACCAAAAAAGTGACAGTGTGTTTTTGTTTCCGAGTGCGAGTAAGCGATGTGCGATGAGTGCCAGCGATGCAAGCAAGAAAGTCAAAGCGGTGAGTGATGGACAGTGGACAGCACATGACTTGCGTAAAGTGGCCAGAACCGTGTGGGCGGACCTGGGCGTGGATTACATGGTCAGTGAAATTTTGTTAAATCACGCTCTGTCTAAACTCGATAAGACCTATGTGCATACGTTCGTCGAGGCGAAGAAGCGCGAAGCATTAACTGGCTATCACGCCTGGCTCAATCTCCAATCTCTTATTTAGTCAAACCATTCAACCAACCTTTCCTTAGCCCTCACCGTCATGTGAGGGTTTTTTATTGCCTTTTATATCTCCCTGGCGTGCCATGCGCTTCGCTTTGTCATGCGCTTCGAGTCGTCACGCTCGCTTGATAGACGGCTTTAGTGACCAACACAATACCAACACGGACTGCAATCCAGACTAAGCGCAGGAGCAATAGCAACAAGGCTTTCAGGTGTTTTTCTATATCCATTACAGAGGAGGATATTAGAAATTAGGCGAGTTACCTTCAATCACGCCAACAAATACTAGCGTGATTGATAAAAAACCGCTTTTGCGGTAGATTTTCCAACAATACCGAGGCTGCATCTTTGATGCGGCCTTTTTTTATTCCTGCGATTTGGAGATAGAAAGTGGCTAAGCGCGATTGGAAGGTTCTACAGCAAGAGTACAAGCAAGAGCACGAAAAAACGGGCATTTCTATCAAGGCTTGGTGTGAAAAGAAAGGTATCAACTACAACACTGGCCGTCGTTATCTCCAAGTGATCACTTCTAGTGACGAAACGCCAGAAAATAGCGATAAAAACGCATCACAAACACGCACGACATCTACCACGCCACTTTCGGAATGGACGCAAGAAAGTGATCAGTTTAGTGGCGGGAAAGAAGAAAAACCCAAAAAATCAAAAGGTAAGGGAAAGAAAAACGAAGTGATCAGCAAAAGTGATCACTCAACTGATCAAAATTGTGATCACTTTGCTGATCAAAACGAGCGAGCTGAGAGAAGGGCGCTCATGCGACGTATGCTAGGCGTCGATTTATCAGCACAGCGAGACGATAAAGGGCGGTTTGTTGCAGGGCATCAATTGTCCGTCGTTCACAATGGTTACACAGCTCGACTCAAAAACCCTGATGCTGCTTTTGACGCTGCCGAATCGGAGATTGACTACGAAATTGCGTTCGCCAGGGCGAAGCTGATGGAAACCATCGAGATTTACTACAAAATCAACGAAGACTTGGCAAAGCCAGGTGTACCGATTGCTGACCGAGCCAAGCTCTACGAACTTAGGCGGGATACTGACAACAACGTTGACCGTGGTTTGACAATCATTGGTACGTTATTAAGAACGAAAGCGCAGATACACAAGACAGAACTGGAAGCTGCACGAATCGAACAAGAGTCAGCGGGCCTTGGAACTGCAATCGCTGACATTGTTCAAGAGATTCAGAACATGGGCTCAAATGGGTTTGTTTTGAATGATTAAAGCAGGTTCGATAACACCAGAAAGTATAAGCGCGGAAGACCGCGCTTTTATTTTATCTAAGCTCAGTGATAAATGGTGGCGTCTTAATAATCTCTACAAGATAGAGAATGAAGACGGTGAACTGGTCACATTCAAGTTGCGACCAGCACAAGAGTTGCTTTTCAAGTTGATGGGCCATCGCAACATCATTCTGAAAGCACGTCAGCTAGGGTTCTCTACAGCAATAGATATCTATCTACTCGATGAGGCGCTGTTTAACAACCGCTTGAAGTGCGGCATCGTGGCCCAGGACAAACAAGCGGCAGGCGAGATATTCCGCACTAAAGTTGAAGTCCCATACGACAATTTACCTGCGTGGCTTAAAGCTGCGATACCAATAGTAGAGCGTAAGAGCGGTGCTAATGGTGGCCGCATTGTTTTCAAGAACGGCTCTAGCATACAGGTAGCCACGTCCTTTCGTTCTGGCACGGTTCAGCGCCTACATATTTCAGAACACGGCAAAATCTGCGCTAAGTATCCACAGAAAGCAAAAGAAGTTAAGACCGGCACACTCAACGCAATACACCAGAACGCGATTTGTTTCATTGAATCGACGGCAGAAGGTGTTGGTGGTGACTTCTACACAATGTGCATGCGAGCGATGGAGCAAGCAAAGAGTGGTGTTGAGTTGAGTAGGGAAGACTACCACTTTCATTTTTTCGCATGGTGGCAAGATCCCAAGTATCAATCGCGAGTGCCAATGAACGGCCTTATTGTGCCGAAAGCGATGCAGGAATACTTCTCGGGTGTTGAGAAGTCGATGGGGTGCAAGCTGACGGACGAGCAAAAGCAGTGGTACTTGGAGAAAGAAGCTATTCAGGGCGAGGAAATGAAACAAGAGTTTCCTTCCACGCCACTTGAAGCGTTCTTGACGTCCGGTCGGCGGGTATTTAATCCAGCTCATATCATGGCGGCGGAAGCAGATGTGCTTTCGCCGTTTTTAGTTTACGACTTAGAGCCAATCACCGGCAAGACGACTCGAGTTAACTCGATAGACAGCGATGACCCACTGCGTATGCAGCGCAACGCAATGAATCTTTTGCTGATGTGGGAAATGTTCGACGAGGACGAAGAGTATGCGATAGGCGTCGATATTGCCGAAGGATTGGAGCACGGCGACCGCAGTAGCATCGATGTCGTGAAGAAATCCGACGGTGAGCAGGTGGCTCACTGGTTCGGCCACATCGATGCAGAGCTACTTGCGTACATCACGAAGCACATCGCTGAAATGTACGGCAATGCTTACGTAATGCCAGAGCGAAACAACCACGGTCACGCGTTCATCCAGAAGCTACGCGAAATCTATCCGACCAACTTGATCTATTCCGAGCAATACCTGGACCGAGACAACGACAATGAGACAGTCAAGCTTGGCTGGCTCACGACCAAACAATCCAAACCCATTCTAACCGAAGGCATGAAGTCGCTATTTAAAGGCGGCGTTTCTGGCATTCGTTGGATGGGGACCATTTCTGAATATCACAGCTACGTGTACGACAAAAAGGGCGCAATGAATGCCCAAGAAGGCTGCTATGACGACCAAGTGATGAGCCATATGTTGGCCCAGGAAGCCAGAGCACGTATGCCAGCGCGAGTGAAATCAGAAGACCTGAAACGAGATCCATCCAACAACCATTGGCAGACGAAATAATGAATGAACTTGCGAAACTTGATGATTTCATGATCCGCATCTTGTCGGATATTGACGGGCAACCCGACTGGCACAGCGCTGCCAAGGTTGCCAACGCGTACTATGACGGCGACCAACTTAGCCCAAAAGTTCGAGAAAAACTGGAAGAACGAGGCCAGCCAACGACGGTTCATAACCTCATCGCCCCGACAATCGACGGTGTTTTGGGCATGGAAGCGAAGACGAGAACAGATCTACTTGTGTGCGCGGATGACCCAGATGAGCAAATGGAGCTGATGGCCGAAGCGGTTAATGCCGAGTTCTCAGACGCAGCGCGACTAGGACGACTCGATAAGGCGCGTTCAGAAGCTTACGCCTCGATGATTAAATCCGGTGTGGGTTTTGTGGAAGCGTATCGAAACCCGAATCCTTTTGGACCCAAGTACAAGATCAAACCAGTTCCTCGTGATGAGATGTTCTGGGACTGGTTTTCGACCGAAGGAGATTGGTCCGATTGTCGATGGGCGATGCGCATGCGCTGGATGGACATTGATGAGCTGGCAACGCTCGTTCCCGATAAAGCGAGTATTCTAGAGTACGCAAAAAAAGACTGGAAAGGGTTTATTGATGTAGAGAACCTTGAAGGACTCGACCCACATTTGACCAGTGCTCATCAAGCATTCAACAATTGGTCCCGCGATCACTCTGAATATCTCTCTCACAACCGCGAGCGTATCCGATTGCAAGTCGTGTATGTGCGCCATATCGAGCGAAAGCCAGTAGTGGAAACGCAAGATGGACGAGTGGTTGAGTTCAATCAGAACGACTTACCTCAAGCTATGGCGATTGCAATGGGTAGGGCGACGGTAAGACAGGCTCAAGTGAGCCGAATTAAAGAAGAGTGGTATGCAGGCATGTACCACTTGATGAGCCGTGATTGCGACGCGCCTTTTGGTATGTTCCCGATTGTGCCGTTCTGGGGATTCCGCAAAGATTCCAGTGGCGAACCTTACGGTTTGATCGCCCGTGCGATACCGGCACAAGACGAGGTGAACTTCCGTCGCATCAAGTTGACCTGGTTACTGCAGGCCAAACGCGTTCTGATGGATGAAGACGCCACCAACATGAGCCAGCAACAAGTGCTTGAAGAGGTAGAGCGACCTGACGGTTTGATTAAACTCAACCCGAACCGGAAGAATCAGAAGTCAATCGCTGACGTGTTCCAAGTGCAGCAAGACTTCAATATTGCCGCGCAGCAGTTCAACGTGATGCAAGACTCGATGAAGTTGATTCAAGACACTATGGGCGTGTATGGCGCGTTCTTGGGCCAAGAATCCAATGCGACAAGTGGTATCGCGATTGCAAACTTGGTGGAGCAAGGCGCAACCACACTTGCGGAAATCAACGACAACTATAACTTTGGTTCACAACTCCTTGGTGAATTGTTACTTGGCTACATCCTAGAAGATATGAAGCAGCAACAGAACAAGGCTATAGTGATTAATCGCGATGATAAGCGTAAGCGTAAGACGGTTGTGGTCAATGAAGTAGGTGAAGGTGGTCTGATTAACAATGATCTCACTCGTTTACGTGCCCATATTGCCCTTGCACCTATCCAACAAACTGCCGCTTACAAGTCACAGCTTGCAGAGCGAATGATGATGATCACCGCGCAGTTGCCGCCAGAGGTGCAAATCACGGTGATTGACCTGGTGCTCGAACTGACAGATGTGCCGAACAAGCAAGAGTTCATGGAGCGGGTACGCAGTGCGCTCAACATCCAGAAAGACCCAGAGGACATGACCGAAGAAGAGCAAGTGGCAGTCCAACAACAGCAGCAGCAACAACAAGCGCTGCAGCAGAAGCAGCTTGAATTGCAGATGCGCGAAATGGAAGCGAAGGTGCTTAAGCTGGAAAGCGAGGCTAAGAACATCATGGCTAAGGCGCAGCGTGAAGTGGGATTAACCGATAGCCAGCGTTATGACAATGCCAAGACTCAAGCAGAAACCAAGCGCATCATGCAAGAGATTGAAAGCTTGAATCTTGAGATGCAAGCGATGCAAGGGCAGATGCTACAAACTGTAGAATCAATGATCGACCAATTGTAATGACGTGTTGAATTCCTAACCATCTTGCGGTACATTTTCCAACAATACCAAAGCTGCCTCTCGGCGGCTTTTTTTATATCCAAACCCTGCCAACTGGCGGGGTTTTTTATTAGGTGATTGGAGTTGATATGCCGTTAAAAGAGCCTGAAAACTGGACCTACATCGAGATTGTCGGATTGGCTCTAATGGCTATCTGGGGAGGTTTTGTGACCTACATTCTCGATATCCGTAAGAACAGCCGTAAGTTTCGTTGGCTCGATGCCTTTATGCAGATCATTGTGTCCGGTTTTGCCGGTGCGTTGTGTGCGTTGGCAGCAATGTACTTTGAATGGCCGCAAGAATTAGCGGGATTTGCCTGTGGGATAAGTGGTTACGCAGGCTCAAGAATCCTCGCTGTATTTGAACGTCGCTTTATCACTACAATCTCTAATTAGTTAAGCAAACATGAATATGACCTCCTTCACTTGTTCTGAGAGTGTTGGAGGTTTTTTTGTATCCAAAGAACAGCATGTGTTTGCCTTACATTCTCCCGCATTTCGATTCAAAGAGTCGAAGTGGTAGGGCATGCCATGCTTACAATTCAAGAGAGCGCTATGTTTGATACCGTTTTTGAACGAGTCGTAATGCATGAGGGTGGTTATCAATGTGACCCGAAAGACCGTGGTAACTGGACAAGCGGTAAAGTTGGACAGGGTGAGCTTAAAGGGACAAATCGCGGTATTGCTGCGATGACGTATCCGAACCTCGATATCAAAAACCTTACCGATGAGCAGATCAAGGCGATCTACTTTGAGGACTGGTGGTTAAAGCTAGGTATGGACCGATTTAGACCGGCGATGCAATACCAGTTGTTCGACGCAGCAGTACAGCACGGATGGGCTCGCGCTGTGAGAATGGTGCAACATGCTGTTGGCACGAGTGCAGACGGCATCATTGGCCCCCAAACGATGAAAGCAATCAAGGCGATGGAGATTAACGATCTCATCATGCGCTTTATCGCTTACCGAATCCGTTTCTATACCCGAATTTCTACGTTCAACGACTATGGCCGTGGCTGGATGAGCCGTGTTGCTGAATGCCTATTGTTTGCTACTCAAGACAACGACCTGTAAGGAAACTCACTATGAATAAGTTACTCACCATTTTAAAAAGTCGCAAAGTCATTAATGCGCTTATCACTTTAGTTACAGCGATTGCTCTCTCTTACGGCTATAACGTTTCGCCAGAGTTCAAAGCGGCAGTGGCTAGTGTCGCATGCGAAATTGTGGAGTGTACCGAGTAACTTATGAAAAGTGTTTTCCCCGTTATAGCGAGATTTGCCAATGCGATCATGGATGCGATTAACCGCAAGCGGAAACAAGATGCGACGAATGCTCCTGGTGAGCACATTGCTAATGGTGGTCGCGTGCAGCACAGTGAGAAATCCTTCTCCGACCTGGCCGACGAACCTAAACGTGATTGAGCTGAAAGACGGCGGTATCTGCTTGGATAGAGCGTCGGCTGAAAAGCTGGCGGCATTTAAAGCAGACTTAGAAGCCCTTTAACACTCTCACATTATCACAACATCACAGCGTAATAGCGTGTTAGCGTATGACGTTAATAGGTTATTACGCTGTTTTTCTATCAGGGAAATAGCATGACAGAGAAAGAGCTTACTAGCGTATCAAAGGCACACATTGACACGCTTATTGCCTCATTGGATTTTCGATTTGAACGCATTGGTCATACAACAACGACCGTCTGTTACGCGTTCTTGCCCAATGGTTTTCGTGTTGGCCACGGTGATAGCGCTTGCGTTAATCCTGCCAATTATGACTATGCCGAAGGCTGTAAGTGGGCCAAAGAGAACGCGATTAAGAACGCGACCCAAAACCTTTGGATGCTGGAAGGGTACTTGCTGAAAGTCACCGGACAAACCAGTGAACGTTTAAGTGTTGGCATTGCAAGCACAAAACCAATGGAATCCGACGTGCATGACGGATTCAAGGTATATCAAGGCAAAGCAATCATGCGCACTGCGTATGAAGTTCAAGAGGATGATGTGATAGTCCCGCTCAAACAGGCAGATACGGGCGGTCCTAGCCTTAGTGAGATTGCGATTTCAGGTGAACGTTATGCCTTTGCACATTTTGAGCCTGTTATGCCAGGAGACTTTATCTGCTATCTCGATGAACAAGATATCTATCACGTCCGCCGTAGCGTGATGGAGCAACGCAACTATTTATAACAACGTGCTATCTCCGCTGCTTGCCTCGCCTTCGGGTGGGGCTTTTTTGTATGCGCGGTTAAGCGCTTTTGCGAGAGTGCTTAACCGCACAGACAGCGATACGTCTAACTCAAGGAGCAAACATGACCATTAATCACGACGACGAAATTGAAGTCACTGGCAACGAAACACTGGAAGAACTTGAAGCGATGCTTGAAGCAATGGAAGCAGAGGACGGCGACGACGCCGTTTCGGACGATGAAGAGGTTGACGAACCCGACATTGACGACGTTCAAGGGACAGCCGAAGAAGGTTCAGAAGGCGATACGAACGCAGATTCGCCAGCTGCGGAACCGGAAACGCATCCAGAGGGCATTCTGGCGAAAGACCAAAAGCACATCATCCCTATGGAAGTGCTTGAACGTGAACGCCAAGAGAATGCCAAGCTACGCCAAGAAGTCGAAGAGCTGAAAGCGCAGTCGGCACAGTTTGACAAAGCGCAACGAACGATTGAAGTACGCAATAAGCAACTCGAAGAGCTTGGCGTGGCCCCAGCAGACTTGCCAGAAGACATCACGATCGACGCCGATAAGCTGGCCGCACTTCAAGAAGATTATCCCGAACTCGCGACTTACTTCATTGCGATGAATAACCGTATTGAAGCATTGGTAGCGAATGGCACGGTAGCGGCATCTATTACGCAAGAAGCGCGTAAGGATAACGAAACAGAGCACCCAGCATCACCAGCCGTGAACGCAGAACTGACCTCAGCACTGCAATCTAACTCAGATTTGAACACTTGGATGAGTGAAGGTGGGGCGCGTTGGAGTGCAGCGCAGCAGATTGATGATCATTTAGCTTCCAGCCCTGAATGGGTAAACCGCAGTTACGCCGAGCGATTTGAAGAAGTCAGTAAGCGAGTACGACTAGCTTTTGGTGATGAGCCAAGACTTTCCGCAGATGATGCGAGAAAGGCCGCTCAAGATGCCGCGAACAAAGCGAAAGGCTCTCTTCCTGCTTCACCAAGCGAGCTTGGCAACACAAATCGTTCCGCGAATTCGGATCTGATGAACCGTGTTGAAAACGCCAGTGAAACCGAACTCTCTGCTCTCTTTGACAGCTTAACGCCTGCTCAAATTGAACAAGTGCTCGCGAACTCAGGCTACTAACACTCGTTTTGAAACCTTAAAAAGCCTCGGCAGAAATGTCGGGGCTTTTTTTATTGGAGTTAGAGTATGACTACCATTACTAAGGGCGTAACCTTACAAGAAACGGCGCTCTTTAAAGCAACATTACGCCATCGTTCGTTCACTAACATGTTGACCGAAGATGCACCGCAAAACGTCACCACGAACAAAAAGGGCAATGAGCAAACGTCGCCTCATGCTCCGATTGTTCGTTGTAAAGATCTCGCAAGCTCCGCCGGTGATAAGGTGGAAATGCAGATTGTGCATGGCTTGACCAAAAAGCCGACGATGGGCGACCGTCGTATCGCTGGCCGTGGTGAAAGCCTAGAGTTTGCAGACTTCGACCTGAAAATTGACCAAGGCCGTCACCAGGTCGATTCGGGCGGTAAGATGTCGCAGCAGCGCACTCGCCACCAACTACGTAAACTCGCTCGTACTTTGATGCCTGATTACGTGAACACGCTTCAAGATCAAATTACCACGGTTCATTTAGCCGGTGCGCGTGGCGACTACGCAACGAACGATATTATTGTTCCGCTAGAAAACGATCATGAGTTTGGTGAAATCATGGTGAACGACGTTCTTCCACCGACCTATGATCGCCATTTCTTCGGCGGTGATGCAACATCATTCGAAGGTCTAGACGCGGCAGATATCTTCTCCATTGAAACGCTCGATAACATCGGTTTGTTCCTAGAAGAAATGCCACATCCACTACAGCCAATTCACTTTAACGACGACAAGATGGCGGGTGATGAACCGTTTTACCTGTTGAACGTAACGCCGCGACAGTGGAACGACTTCTACACCTCAACTTCCGGTAAAGATTGGCAGAACCTCACCGCCAATGCGATCTCGCGTTCTCGCAACTTCAACCATCCAGTATTCCGTGGTGATTGTGCGATGCGTGGCAACATCTTGGTGCGTAAGTACAAAGGTATGCCAATTCGCTTCAATACGGGCTCTACCGTCAATGTGTCAAACAACGACAAAGCTGCAACTGTGCGTCAAGTGACGGCTGGTACGACGATTGACCGTGCGATGCTGCTTGGTGGTCAGGCGCTCGCTTACGCTTGGGGTAAAACTCAAGGTGGTCAAGAGTTCCGTTACCACGAAGAACAAGTGGACGCTGGCAACCGTACCGAAGTGACTGTGTACTGGATGAACGGCTCGAAGAAAATCCGCTTTAAGGATAAGACTGGTCGAGTCAATGACCACGGCGTGATCGCACTTGATACTGCGGTTAAATTGTAATTTGAGTGGAGTGAGCAGATATGGCTATCCAACAAAGTGAATCGTTCAAAAACCGTGTGTACGTGGGTGCGCACGGTAACTTGTCGCTTGAAGAAGGCAAGTTAACGGCGGCGGCAACGCCAATTAATGATGTGTTCGAAGTGCTAGAGCTGCCTATCGGTTTGAAACTGACTGGCGTTCGCCTAGTGACTGCAGGCATGGGCGCGGGTGTGACCGTCGATGTGAAGGTTAATGAAACCTCGCTATTAGCGGCAGAATCGGTAGCGAACAAAACAGCTAAGCATATTCCGTTTGCGCCGGTGTATCTCAAAGAGAAAGGCATTTTAACTGTGACCATCAAAGGCGCTGAAGCGACAGGTGAGCTCATGGTCATGCCTGAATACGTCAACGTTGGCTACTAAGCCAACTGTCAAGAAATAAGGGGGCGTCTAGACGCCCCCTTTCTTTTTTGGAGTTTCCCATGAGTAAAGTTTCAATTGTTTACATCGGCCCAAAGCCAAAGAAAAAAGACACAGTGACAGGCTCACGATTGGTGTTCCCGCGACACATTCCAGTGTTGGTTGATGAAGATATCGCGTATCAGTTGCTCGATTTCCCCTCTGTGTGGATCACTCAGGGTGAGTTGGATAATCATCTGAAAATTGTTGATGAACGTGAGCAGGCCGAAGCTCGTAAGCGGCAAGCGAAAGAAGAAGCGGAAAGAGCAGAGCAGCTAGAAGCGTCTATGGTTGTTACGCTCAATAGCGAAGAGATTGATCTCGCTAAGCTGAACTCAGCCAAGCTCAAAACGTTGATTGCCGCTAACGAACTCGATATTGCACCGAAATCTGCCCAAGAAGATGTTGACACTTTCCGTCTTCGCGTTCGTGACCATATTCGTGGTCTAGAAGCACAAGGTGAAGAGGCTTAACGATGGAAACTGTCTCAGTCGATCTGTTTGTGCCTAAGCTTCGCCAGCTTGTGAACGTGGCATTGCCGCCATTAATGCACTCTGCGTTGGCTCAAGCAGCGCAAGAGTTTTGCCGAGAAAGCGGTTTGGTTCGCTACACACGTACATTGGACAATGTGTCAGTAGGTGATGTCATTGCAGTGGTCGGAAGTTCAGATCTAAACAGCGGCTCAGGCAGCTATCTAGCAAGTCATGTTATTAGCGTGACCGATTCAGAACACGCGGCGCTAATTAAAGGCGTCAACTATCGCCAAATGAGCCGCGATGTTCTGTCATTTATCACCGCGCATCCATACGTAGAGATTCACTGCAGTATTGAGCCAGGAATCCACACCCAAACGCTACCCAAACTTTTGCTCGATGAGTATGCCCAAGCCATTTGCTTTGGTGCGGCTCATCTATTGTTGCTACAGCCTGATAGTGACTGGCATAACCCTTCGTTGGCGGGTGAGTACCGTCAATGGTTTGTTGAAGCTATGCGTAGCGCAAAGCGTTTCGCCCTTGAATCAGGCGAGCCACAACCTTTCTCTAACCCTATTCGTAAACGGGAGTTCTTCTAATGTCTGTGACTGTAAAGAATATAATCGATCGTGTTTCGCGTGATCTGATTGATGTACGAAACGTGCGTTGGTCGCGTCCAGAACTGATGGACTTCTTAAATGATGCAATTGCAGCCATTGTGATTCGTCGTCCCGATTTGAGTCGTGCGACTGCCATCGTCTCAGCGGCAAGTAATACCGTTGCTTTGCCTGCCGATGCTTACCAAATTCTAGCGGTAAACCACATTAACAATTTGGCCGCACAGTTTGTGAACATCAATAAATTGAATCAGCTTTATCCAGAATGGCGAACCACAACGGGTGCACCGGTGTGTTGGACCCGAAATGAGTTGGATGAAACGACACTGTTTTTATATCCAGCCCCACAAGAAGCGGTCAATGTAGAAGTCGTCTATTCGCGGACGCTTAAAGTGGCCAATGAAGAAAACAGTTTTCCTCTTTCTGATATCTATCATGGTGTGGTTGCCGATTTCATGATGTATCGCGCATACAACAAAGATTCTCAAAATCCTGCTGAGGGCCAAAAAGCACAGCTTCACTTGCAAGCTTTTGCAACCGCTCTAGGAGATAAGACGTCCTCCGATAATGCCAAAGCACAAATGATCAACATGAGTGAAGGGGCGCGATAATGAGCCAGGAACTAGTTAACAGTGTGAATAAGCTGACGGATGAAACGTCAGCCTTGCTGCAAGAGTATGTTAAGGGAAATACGGTACTACAAAATAGCGCAAATGAAGCCGCTAGTTCAGCAGCTGCAGCGAAAGTTTCCGAAGGTATCACCATCGACAAAGCCAATGTTGCAACGCAAAAAGCGGCAGAAGCAAAGCAGTTTAGAGACGAAACTGCAGCCGTAGCAACTGGTGGAACGGCAACATTGGATCCCACGCCTGGCAAAATCCCCCTAGCAAATGCAGAGGCTAAACTTCATGCTGGCTGGCTACCTGTTAACGTCTCTGCACTCAGTGAAGCGATTGTCGAAGCTATTCGTGGTGTGAACAAAGAGCAGTACGCAGCGTCGGGGTTTATTCATTACGGTAAACATTTCAACTCTGGCAACCTTTCTTCAGTAAACGAAGGCATGACAGTGGATATTGGTACGCCTAACGTTATTTATCTCGGCGCGAGAGACGGTGTCACTGGTGGTAATGTCGGTGGAGCCTCTAAGACCAGTTACCCTGTGATGAACGTGGCAGGTTTTGAGGTTCACCTTCTAGGGATTAACTCAACTTTAACTAACTGGCAGGCCAATACAATAAAGTTGCCAGTTGAGCCTAACGGAACAGTTGTTTATGATTCGTCAGGTAACTGCCGTGGCACTGGAAAGCCTACACTAGACCTTAGCAAAGAAGTTGACCCTAAGTATGGTGATGTTGCAAGCTCAGTGAATGAGGCGGTTGCTCGTGCTTTTGAGGGGATTGTACGTGATGGTGACTTGCGCAATGGGGCAGGTCCGTGGATTGGTACAGGTTCAGTCGTAAATAATGAGATTGTGCTAGGTGACGCTCAATATTTGTGGCAGCACACAGGAGGTTACTACGATATTTCATCATCAAAGGACTATGTGATAGAGGTGGTTGCCGCCGATGTCGTTGGTACAGCAGAGATCATTATCTATGCCGATGCTAATAAAGCCGCTTCGCGTCGACTATTAAACGGTACTAACGTATTTACTCTCACTGAATTCACTCAAAACTTTGGGAGCACTACTGACCATGTACGCCTTGCCACTACCAGCGGAAGCACTGCTAAGATTTTGAGCGTATCTCTGCGTGAAGTAACAGAAGAAGTTGTAACCGACCGCGTTGACATGGCTGGCCTTGAGTTCTTCAAAGAGAAGGTTGGCGCTTACCTGTACCCTTACGGCATGATTCAGAATAAAGCTACCGCAGATGGTGGCATTGCTACGACTGAGGACACTGTCAGGCCAATCAGTTACTTTGCTGTATTTGGCGGTGATACCACTTCTCGTGGTTACGGTTGGAAACTTGCCGATCTGACGTTTGTTCAGCTCGCTACAATCATGAGCAATCCAGAGCATAATGCTTGGTACAATGAAGCGGGTGAGCTAATGCAATTCCGTGGTCGTCAGCGTTCATTTGCTGGATTGGGCAATGGTGACTGGAGAGTGATCAACCCTAAAGGGGACATATTGTCGTTTGGTACGGAAAACCTAACGCGAGTCGCGGCTCAAGGCAGGTTAGATACTCCGGCTAGCCCTTCCGGTGGTGGTAACTTCTTTGCTGGTTACACATTTACGGCCCACAATGCTAAGCCTGAAGTGGGTATGTTTACAGTATCCTCTAACTCTGGTGATTATCAGGCCCCAGATGGTGAGTGTTACTTCTATGTGCTTGCTACTGTACCTCGTTTAAACCAAGGTGCTTACCATCAAAGCCTTAACCCTATGGGTACTAAACATTGGAACAGGCATGACGCTTCAGGAGGTAATTTTTGGCATCAGCCTAACACTGGCAATAATAAGACAACGGCACGGGCTTTTTATCAAACCATAGTTATGGGTGATACTGGTGCGCGTCAACCTACAGGTGCTATTGGGCAAAACTCAGGTCGTCCTGATGGTCGTCTCTACGATGCTATCTATGCAAGTGGTCAAGGTGGTGTTATTGATTGGCGATTGCCTGCTCGTGATATGAGTTCTAAAGAAGAAGCAGCTAAAATTTTCCAGAAATTGGTTAACGGTACTTACCGTGGTTTGGAAAAACTTAAACAAAGCATAGTCACTGTAGGCGCTAATGCGGATAGTGCTGTTACTGAATATCAGGCCATTGGGACTCTTGCAGAGTATGGCCACTTAGTAGGGAAACGTGTAACTAAGTTGTGCGGGGTGATAGGTGGGGTAGTGTGGGAGCATAGCCGCTTCTTAAATAACACTGTTTATGAATCTGGTGGACTGCTTTATGTCAGATTGAACGGACAGCAACAAAGAGCCCCATCTATGCACTACGTTCTTGAAACTGAAACCAACCTCTCAGTTTCAGGACACTTCACTCAAGCTGGTGTGGTCGGCTCTCCTGTTGAGATTCTGAAAATAGATGTTTTGAATAAAGGTTGGATGGGTAGTTGGTATGGCCTATCTAAATCAGGAGGTGTTGCCGTTACAGCCAGTCGTAAAAACACCTTAACAAGTCCATTAATAAATGGCGTTGTCGTATCAAGTGATCAAGGCTCTACATGGTCAACGGGTTCAACCCAAGCTAGTAATGCCCTTAACACAGTAACAGCGACTTATGCGGTTACTGAGGTGCGGATTGTAAATCACACAGCCTTCGCTAAACAAACCAAACCTAGCAGCAATAAATTCGTGTTGAGTGGTTCTGAGGGTTTGGGTGATGTGTGGAACTCAGCGGATTCTAGAATCGACGGTGGTGTTTTACTTGGTGAGAGTATGCTTGAAAAGGTCTTTACCAATTCACTATGGACAGCCAGCCAGAATGTAATAAGACTGACCTCCTTTAAATTAGCTAATGACAGACTCAGTTTGTCTGGCAACCTCAATACGCACGACCCGTTAATATTATCTGAGCCTGAAAACAACAGCCCAGCGGTTAAAGCTCTATGGCACCAAGCAAGCAACAACCAACAGGCCACATTGAATTTCTTGTGGAATGAGTTGATCTTCGATACAAACTGGAGAACCCCTGATAAGGTCTGGTCTGGTGGCAGTGTTTCTGTTGCAGCAGGGGAGACGTTCAGAGCAGAGTCTTCTTCGGCGTATGCTGTCGCCGGATTACTTATGCGCTGCGTTAAAGCGTTAACGGCCAATGCCACTGTACTTGGGGCAATGCACGTCAGCGTGGGTGGTGAGGTAATATCCCTAAGTGATGGACAAACTTACTTTAAAGTCGTTAACAATGGTTGGAGCGACGATTCCACAATCAGAATCATTGATGGAGTAGGTACATTCAACAACGAAAATGGTGATACTTGTTTGTATGGCACTGATGAGTTGGCCATGCCTTATGGTTACACCAAAAACCAAGCCGGTACAGGTAAACAAGTAGTGGGAGTAGACTTATGATCATTGATACCGATTACACATCCTTGTCTGTTGTAGATGAGAATATTCGCCATCACTACTCCAAAGATGTGCGTGAAAGGGTGATTGGTTACACTGAGCCGAACGAGGAGGGCGAAAGCTCTCCTATTGTTGAAAGCTACACGGTGATTGTTCTCAATCAGCCAGACAAAGTGACATATCAGGATGTTGAGCAGCGCCGTGGTGAACGTAAACCGTGGGATTTGGTCGTTAAGCCTGAACTCGAAAGAGCGATTGCTTGGGAAGAGTTCAAAGTGAATCACAATCAATACCTCGATTGGTTGGACGCCTTAGCATTGTGGGAGAAGGATCAACCTACAGAGCCAGTTTGGGATGAGGGAAGCGGCGAGTACATAGACCAGGTTGTTTCTCGTCCTGTTCGTCCTTCGGTTGACCTATCGAATCGTCGTAGCGTCTATGAGCTTCAAGTTGAAGAATATCAAGCCGATTACGAACACTTTTTAGGGACGTATACGGATCTCTATCGCGATGACCTGCTGGTTGTCATTCGAGTGCCAGATACGGAACCAAAATCGGATTCGGATATTGCCGATTATCATGCAGAACTTGCGATTAAAACTCGATTCAATGCAGTTTATGCCGACATTGAGTACAACGGTCATTGCTACCAGATGGGCCAAGGTAAGGATGGTATTTATGGCATTGATAACTTTAAGAACGTGCTGACTTCGATTGCAATAGATCCGAGCAAAGAAGGTGAAACCGTGTATTGGATCACTGCTTCAAATGAGGTTGAGCCTCTCAGTTATTCCGATATAAAGGCGATTATTGGGTCATTCAACGAGCGCCAGCGCCGAATCTTTGTTGAGTATAGTGCTTGGCGAAAGGGAGACCGGCTCTCTTTGTTTACTTGTTCATAATTCTTCAGTCTTTTCTCTAAGCGACCAACTCGGTCGCTTTTTTTGTCTTTGCAGGTGAGACAAATGCGCATTGAAATCTCCACAATGAAAGGCGAAGTTCCTCGCCTAGAACCTCATTTACTTCCCAACGAAACCGCGACCTACGCGAAAGATTGTACGTTTGAGCGTGGCATCATTGCTCCGCTCTACGCCGACTTAAACGGACCGACTTTACCCATTGCGAATACCCAAACCTTGTTTTTTTATGCGCATACGCATTGGTTTACTTTTGATAAGCCAGTGAATGTGATCGCTAATCCTATGGCACAAGATCCCTATCAGCGTGTGTATTGGACAGGCCAAGATAAACCGAAGCTAACGGCACAAGATATCGCGACAAGTGATGGTGTGATGCCCGCATCTTGGTATGACCTCGGTGTTCCAAGGCCGTCTAGTAAGCCGGTGATCGCTAATGTCGATGGTTCGACGGGAGAAGAGCCACCAGAAGGCGAACTGCCCGCCTATGACGATGAAGATAGACTTTACATTCAAACCTATGTAACGCGCTTTGGTGAAGAAGGTGCACCAGGTGAGGCCAGTGAACCGACGCTTATTGAAAAGCCTGGTTCGACTGTGACCGTGACACTGGCTACACCAGGCCAAAATACTCACAACATTACACACACAAGGTTGTATCGTTCGGTCACATCGAGTGGTGAGGGGGATTATTTGTTGGTGGCTGAACTGCCAATCAGCCAAACAGAATACATAGACTCGGCACGAAATATAAATGGACCATCCTTAGATACTTGGGATTATGACCTCCCTGATGTATCGATGCAGGGCTTGTGCTCAATGGCCAACGGCATATGTGCTGGATTCTCTGGCAATGAAGTGATGTTTTCTGAGGCGTATTTACCCTATGCCTGGAACAAAGCAAATCGTGGGACGACGGATGATGATGTTGTTGCGATTGCGCCAATCGAAACATCGCTTGTTGTCGCGACCAAGGGAAGACCGTATCTGTTTTCTGGTGTGACACCAGAAATGATCACTGGTATGCGTTTAAACGTTGAGCAAGCGTGTGTTTCTGCACAATCGCTCGTTGTGATCAACGGCATGGCATTGTACGCGTCACCCGATGGTTTGGTTGCTATCTCGGCATCGAGCGCCGCCGTGGTTACAGACGGCATTATTGACCGAGAAAGTTGGCAGAGCTTCAAGCCTGAAACCATCAAAGCATGGGCCAGTGAAGGACAATATATCGCTCAATATGAGGGCGGCGCGTTTATCTTTGATCCTGGTTCACAAAGCTTTACGCGCCTCACTAATACCTGGGATGCCGCATACAACTACTTACAAAAAGATACGCTGTTTATCGTTCAGGGAACGTCACTTAAGGAATGGCGGCGCGGTCAAACATTAGTCCCTATGACTTGGCAGACCAAGCAGTTTATCGTGCCTCAGAACGCTTTTTTAACCTGCGCTCGCATCCAAGCAGAATCCCCAGAGCAATTAAAGGTGACATTCATGGTCGATGGTGAGGTGTTTTACTCGCTTGAGATTGGCGAGTTGTCGAATGAACCACTCAGATTGCCCGCCGTTCGGGGCCAAAAATGGCAAGTTCGTTTGGAAGGCCCAAGTAAAGTTGAACGCATCATTCTTGGTGATTCTCTATCGGAGTTGTACTGATGGCGAAGAAATCTCCTTTCAGAGCGGGGCGCTCTCTCGATGTACTGTATGAAAATGTCGAAATACTCACAGGTCAACGAGGCAACGGTCAGTATAAGGCTGTTACCGAAAAAGACGTCGCCAGCATTAAGGGCACCATCAATAAAGTCATTGTTGGTTCTAGTGGGAGTAACGGGGGGAACGACATTGTTGAAGCCCCGCATGCACCGGTGAATGTTGAAGCGTTTGGTGGGTTTTCTGCCATCCTAGTGCAATGGGATATTCCGACTTTTAAAGGTTATGCACATGCTGAGGTTTGGCGAGCACCGGACAATAATTTTTCTCATGCTGTTCACATAGCCACTACGCCAGCGAATGTATTTTCTGATGTAGTGAGTACAGGGAGCACTTTTTATTATTGGGTGCGTTTTGTTAATAAAAACAACATTGCTGGTCCTTACAACGATGTTAATGGTGTTTTGGCTCAAACCTCGCCAGACATTGGTGAAATCATTGATGAACTGGCCGAGCAACTTAGATCGTCTGCGTTGGTTCAAGAGCTTCAAAGTGGAATAGACACGAAAGCGACCAAGCAAGAGCTAGAGAGCGCGCAAACCATGCTCTCTCAAGCCGATGAAGTATTGCAAGCAGGCATTGACCAGACCAAGCAAGAGTTGGCAGATGCAAAGTCAGCACTTGAGCAGGCCGATGCTACCTTGTCTCAAGCGTTGGCAGGAACTAACACAGCCTTGGAAGAAGCCAAGAGCGCGTTGGCACAAGCGGATGTGGATTTGGATCTAGCGCTGAACAACGCAAAAGAGGTCATCGATGGTGAGTTAGCGCGAATCGAAGCCGGTTATCAATCTGCAGATGCCAGTGCTTATGCAAACATTAAACAATTGGAGAAGGTACTTGCTGACACAAGTAAAGTGTTGGCAATGCAAGTTTCACAGCTCAACGCCGCCTACGCAACGCAAAACGCCGCGCAAGATGCAGAAACCGCCGCTCAAATCACCGAAGCGAAGCGGGTGTTGGCCGATGCGGATCAAGCCTTAGCAGAAATTGTAGCGGGACTTGAAGCGTCGATGAATGTGAATGATGAAGTGCTGAACGCGAAAATCAGTACGCTAGAGCAAACTGTGGTCAATGTTGAGGGGGCGCTTTCTCAACGGATCACTGACATCGATGCGGCCTATAAGTCAGCCGATGTAGAGACCAATGCGAGCTTGTCGAGCTTAGAGCAGACTGTTGCTGACAATAATCAAGCGATGAGTCAGAGAGTCGATTCTATTGATAGCGCTTTTAAAGCTGCCGACGCTGAGACAAACGCCTCATTAACGTCATTAAGCCAAACAGTCGCGGATTCAAATCAGGCAATGAGCCAAAGAGTGGATGGTCTTGAGTCAGATTACAAAGCGGCGGACAGTGAAGCAAACTCTAAAATAAGCAATTTGGAACAGACGGTTGCTGATAGTAATGGGGCTCTAGCGCAGCAAATAGGGAGCCTAGACGCCGCCTATAAAAGCGCAGACGCCATTTTGTCTGGCAGTATCAATACGCTTGAGCAGGTTGTGATTGACGAAACGCAAGCGTTAGCACAGCAAATCAATAAGGTTGAATCCGACTATTTGGCAGCAGATAGCCAAACCAACGCTTCAATCGATTCTCTGTCTAAAACGGTTGCTGATGGCAATAGAGCGCTGGCAGAGCAAATCAGTAGTATCGATTCTGCTTATAAAACAGCGGATGCCGAAACGAATGCGACGGTCACAGCATTGACTAAAACGGTATCTGATGGGGATAGCGCACTAAGCGAAAGAATTGACTCTCTCGATGCCGCATACAAAGCCGCAGACAATACGACTAATGCTAACCTTAGTAATCTAGAAAAAACCGTTGCCGATGCGAACGGCGCACTCGCGGAGCAAATCAGCAACCTTGACGCCGCATATAAGGCTGCAGATGTAGCGACCAATGCCGCTCTATCAGAACTTGACCAGGTAACAAGCAGTGCCGATGAAGCACTAGCCCAACAAATTACCAATATGGGCGCAAAGGTAGCCGAGGGCGATCTGAAAAACAGCGCCTTGCTTCATGCACTTAGTCAAACGGTGGCCAATGCAGCAAAGGTGATGGCGATGCAGATTCAGCAACTCAACGCCGCCTATGGAGCCGTGAGTGAAGGTGAAACGGCAGTTAGCGATGCCAAGTTTACTGAAACTCGCAAAGCACTCGCTGATGCTGAGCAATCATTGGTTGAGCAAATTACACATTTAGAGTCAACGTTCAGTTCTGAACTAGGACAAACCAATGCTGCATTGACGTCATTGCAACAGACGGTTTCTGACAATAACTCTTCAATGAGCCAGCGCGTTGATACGGTGGAAGCTAAGGCGGAATCTGCAGATAAAAAGGGTGATGATGCCAAAGCAGCAGCGCAAACTAACTCGCAGGCGATTGCGACGATTAATCAAGATGGTAGCACCGCGTTTCAAGCTCTTTGGTCAACAAAAGCTCAAGCGGGAGATATTACGGCCGGTATCGGCATCGTAGCGAAGTCAGACGGTACGAGCCAGGTGGCGGTGAGCGCGAGTCAGTTCTTTGTTTATGATCCTAACAAGCCAGGAACACTTACACCAACGTTCGTGATTGATAACGGCAGTGTCACTATACCAACAGCCTTAATCGAGAAAGCAACTATTCAAATTCTCAATGCACAAACCATTGTTGCAGATAGTGTGAAGGTTGGGATTGAAATAACCTCGCCATCTATCGAGGGTGGTGAGTTTCGAGGTGGTGATGCGGGGTTTGGGCTTGGTGGAAGTTATAGTGGTTATTACACCTTTATCCATAAAGACGGCTTGTTAGAAACAAGTAGAATTCGTATCAAATCTGCTGCTACCGGAAGCAGACTGGAAATTAGTGAAGACCGAATTGACGTATATTCGGGAACTACCTTAAGGGTACGCATAGGGAGATTGAGCTAATGTATGGGTTCGAATTTACTACAAAGCATGGAAAAAAATTTGAGTTGTCAGAAATAAACCCAGCATTATTTCTTGATAACTTATATGTGACTGGCGGGGGACAGAAAGTCATCAATAAGCAGTATCCATCACTGACAGGGAAGTGCGAGGTCTTTGCTGTTTTGAAAAGCGCCTCAATGGACGACCCATACACTTCTGGCCCTAGTATTGTAATCAGCGAACCTTCTAGTTCACCTGCGGAAGTTACAATAACTATTAGTCCTAGTGGTTCTGGCTCAGAGGCTTTTTATCATTTTACTATATATGCACGGAGTATTGTATGAGCTTTGGAATTATGAGTCAAAATAACTTACAGGGCTTTTATTTATCTGAACTACCTTGCGAGGTCGTTTTTGCTTCCGGTACAGCTACAGTTACGGATGAAGTGATACATGGATTCGGTCATTGGAATCAATATCAAAAAGCTACATTTTTGTTGGCTAAAGTTTCATTAAGAAAACATTTGCCGACTGAACTAATCATGTCATTCAATGACCCCAGAAATCCAAGTCATAATGATGAGGAAGGACTTCTCGCACCTGAATATTCATTCGTAGCAGGAACTGACTCTGGTAAAGCGTGGGGAACAATTGGAGGGCGGAGATTCACTGATTATGTAAACACGCCTACTGGCGGAAAGAGATATCCAATTTGGAAGGAAAATGACGAAAGTTTGGAAATGTACATGGTCATTTCTATGGCGACAGAGTCAACTTGGCGATCTAGTGTTGGGGCTGCTACCGAGACTATTTATGTGATGGTAACGGGGAGATTACCGGAGAAAAACAAGCAGGAGATACCCGAAAGCGGGATATTAATGCATAACTCTAGTTCAGAAATTACGTTCAATAGCAACTACATGCCCCTCAATCCTGCTAAGTTCCTAACATATCCAGATGTACCTAGCAACTATAAGGGGACACCTCCGTTTAAACCTTCTGGATTGAGTGGAACACTTCTACATCCAGTAATTAGCATTGGACATGGAGTAGATATTAATGGGTGGAACGCTAATATAGGTATTGTGTTTTCAGATGATGGACAAAGGTATGGCGCTCGCGTAAATGGAATTTCAGGGAGCTTTCCATATACAAAGGCTTATCCATTGCTAGTTCAAGGACACAGTTCCAAGTTCCCTGTGTACCGAGCTAGTGACTACTTTTAGATATTCTTAGGATGAATTATCAGTTAAGAAATGCCCCATATGGGGAATGGAGGGATAAACTCCTCCCAATAATACAAAAAACTGCCGAGAATAATCGGCATCCGTTCGCAGAGAACGTCGATCGCGCCTTACTTGATAGTAAGGCGTTTTTGTTTCTATCTGAGGATGGTTTTGTTGCATTAAAGCCGTTCGATGGTGACAAAGTTTGTGTGCTGTTTGCTTACTCATTTATTCAAGGCGCTACGATGAAGTATCAACCAGAAATCGAGTCTTTGAGTCGAAAAATTGGAGCAAAGTCGATTGTGTTTCACACCGCTCTGGAAGGTGCTTTTATCACGCTTTGCAAACGGCTTGGGTATAGAAAAACGTCACAGCAAGAACATATTAGTACCTGGGTGAAGGAGATTGGTTAAATGGGTGGTAGTAAAGACAACGAGCGAAAAGAAACTGCTGCAGAAATTGCAGCCTCTCAAGTTGCGGTCAAAGAATGGAATCTTTACAACAGTGAGTTGAAGCAATTTGAAGATTCATTCATTCAGCGCGTCAACAACTTCAATACTGATTCCAACATGGCCGATGTAAAGCAGGCCGCAGATTTGAGTTATAACCGTGAATATGGAAAAGCGAGAGACGCGACCGCGACGCAATTGGCGGCTTCGGGCGTTGACCCGAGTTCTAGTAAATTCAAAGCAAAGCTTAGCGATCTAGCCAGTGATCAAGCGATTGCCCAGGGAGATACAGTTAACCGCGCCCAAGTAAACGAACAAGATAAGTATGTGGTAGGAAAACAAGACGTAGTGGCGATAGGAATGGGGCAAAAAGCAGAAGGTTTAGCGGGGCTTGAAGATACCGCTCGATTATCTGCCAAAAAAGCTTCAAACGATGCGTATAACGACTTTAACCGTCGTTCTTCCAACGCTCAAGCAGCGGGTACTTTAGCCGGTATTGGAGCAAGCATGTATATGAATCAACCGAAAGCAACGCCAAACACAAGCTTTGTATCTAGCAACACTAAATCTGTCCAAGGTCATGCAGGCTTGGATAAAGATTGGGTACTGAACAGGGGGTAAGATAATGATAGATTTTGGCAGCGACCTTCGCGATGACAGTCCTCTTCCTACAAAACCAACGCCCGGCAGTGTGTCTTCAACAGGAGCATTGACTTTAGCTACAGGGAAGAACAGTGCATCTAACAACTATGCAAATATAACGAACGCGATGTATGAAGATTGGTTAGAGCGTTTTTATCCACAGCAAAAAGAGCTCTTAGAGCAAACGCAAAATGGGGAGTTACTAACTCAACAGTTAGGACGTGTAGATGAAAACTTTGCGAGTGCGCAGAAGAGTGCAAGCTTGGCCAACGTAAATCAAATGGCACGCTTTGGTGTTCAATCACAAGCGGACCAAAATGAACAAGCACAAATGTCACTTGCAAAGGTTACGACTAAAAATAGCTTGAGAGAAAACGAGAAAGATCGCGCTATGAGCGTCTTGAGCGGCGGTGGCCGTGGAAAGTTGTCACAGATCAATGTGGGGTAAATGATGAGTTACAGTTTATTGAGCCTTGGTGCTGATACACGAAAGCGGGCATTAGCTGGTCTTAAAGAGTCCGCAGCGCGTGAAGAAGAGCGCGATCAAGTAAACAAAAATATCGAGCAAGCTGAAAAACAGCAAACAATGTCATCTACGGCTGCTGGTGCCGGTATGGGGATGATGGCTGGAATGCAAGCGGGTAGTGTGGGCGGACCAATGGGTATGGCAATTGGTGCAGCTGCAGGATTTATTTTAGGGGAATTATTCTAATGGCACTAGATACGAGAGGCTTTGTTGATGGCGCGATACGCGGATTTGAAACTGGTGAGCGGTACTATCAGCGTAAACGAGATAATGAACGCCGTGATATGCTTGATGAACGTGAAAATGCACGTTATCAGCAGCAGCAAACACGGCTTTCCCAAATCGATGCAAAGAACGACGAGCGATACAATCAAGAGATTGCTTATCGTGACGAGCAAGCCAAAAAGGAAGAACAGCGATATCAAGATCGTTTAAAAACCGAAGCAAGTGAACGCACGAAAAGAGACAAGCTACTTGACGTGCAAATTTCAGCGCAACAGTCTAATCAAGCGCTACACGATTTTGAGTTGAAGCAAAAACAAAAGCTCACATATCTGCAAGATAATCTCCCTTTAATCCAATCTAGCCTGAAAAACTACATGGAGACGGGCGAAGTCGATCCCATGTTTGACCATGAGTACCTAAAAGGCAGCGCGTATGACCCAAGGCGCTACACGCCGCGAGTTGTCCAAGCTGCATTTGATATTGAGTCAACAATGCCGAAAGTCTTAGATGGCTCTATCTCTTATCGAGATCCCGCATTTACACAATCACTTGGTGTTCTACTAGAAAGGAACGTTAAGCAAGGAATCGGTGATACTGACCCTGTAACTGGAAAGGTGATCAAGGATAAACAATATTTACGGCATGATTTTGTTGCGGATATTGATCCGAATAGAGAGGGCGAGCAACCAGGCGTTGTTGTCGGTTTGAAAGTGACCTATGAGGATGGTTCAAGCAAAATTGCACCGGTTACAGAAGGCCGTAAACCAGGAGCGGATCAATCAGTTAAAGTCATACCACTTGATGTGCTGATGAAGGATGTAACCGGCCAAATTAGCTTAGCCAAGCAGTTCTTCACGAATGATCATTACGCCAATTTATTCAATGCCAAAGACGGAAAATCAAAGGATGAGTTGGGTAAGCAATGGCGTGATGCTGTAACGACACTTGAGCAGGATAGAACCAAAGCACTCAACGAATTGATGGACCCTACGCCTGAACAAGTGGATGCTCTGAACGCACGCTTCAATGAACGTCGAAATGTGATAGACCAGGTATATGGACGAGTTGCCGGTGGTACGAGCGACAAAGCTCCCGCTATGCAGTGGGCTGGCAATGACCCTCAGAAGCAACAGTTTATTAGCGAGTTAAGCCAATCAATGGATGTGGCAGCTATTTCGTCAGAGGAGCTGGAACACAACTACAATAAGGTACTTAAACTCAAGGAAATGGATGCGAAGGAGCAAAAGAAACAGCAGCAGCTCGCAGCACTTCGCCAGAAAGCAGCACTTCGCCAGAAAAAGGTTGAAAGTAATAATGCTACGGCAACTGTCTATACTCCTCCTGATGTTCCGGCCTCTGAACATGGCAAACCTGTACAGAGCCTCAAGGATTTAATTTACTCCGACAATGCAAGCGCTTTAGAGCAAGCAGCAACGGAAAAATACAATAGTTATCCTAGCAACTTTGATCGATTAAGAGACTTCCCTATTTCTTACTGATTGTGGCTGGATAAATCAAAATGTGGTAAGTTTTTCCACACTAACACAAGTCTCTTTATAGAACCGCTGCCCCTCGGGGCGGCGGTTTTTTTATGCCTGCAATTTGGAGCTGCACATGCAAGACAAGAAGCTATTGGGCGACGAACTTTCATCAAAATCGAGCGTCAATGCCTCAACCGATATGTCACAAGGTTCATTTTTACCCGAAGGTTTTCAACTTGAATCGCCGCCAAAGCCGCAACGAAATTATGATGTAACGTTTGGCGACACGCTCAAAGCGGTTGGTAGTGGCGCATTACGAGGGGTTGCAGGTATAGGTGAACTTTCAGAGAACTTTCTTGGCGTTGGGGAAAGTTTACGTGATGTAGCGACGTCAGGCGCAGATTATCTGCAGGATAGCATGACCCAGGACGGTCGAGACGCGTTAAATTCCAGATTGTTTGAAGAGAATGAGAACGGGAATCCGCAGTTTGCTCAAGGTGCAGGCGATATTGACGTTTGGGCTATGAAAATTGCTGATGGTATTGGCTCTCTTGCTGCAACGTTTGCCGGTGGTGGTGTTGCCGGTGCGGGTGCAAAGATGGCACTACGTAGTACGATCACTAAGTCGATGCTGAAAAAAGGCATGACTGAGAAAGCCGCGCAAGCTGTGGCCGATAAAGCGATTCAACGTATTGCAACTGCAGGCGCGACCTCGACGGGAATGGGGATGTCGCTCGGTGGTGCAAGTATGGATGCGCGTGACGCAGTGATGCAAATGGATGCGTCGTGGCTGGCCGATAACTCCGAGTATTTTCAAAACACATTGGTACGTTTATCGGAAGAACCAGAGAATCAAAGCAAAAGTGCAACAGAGCTCTTCGAGTTAGCCAAAGAAGAAACCGCTAACTATGCAAGTTTGCAAATGTCTACAGAACCGACAGCGGTAGCCGCTTCGGTTGCGGGTGCAATGGGTGATAAGTATCTCTTCGGTGCCATACTTGGAAAAATGGGTAAAGGAGTTATACCTGGCGCGGTTAAAGGTGCCGTTACCGAAGGCGGTACAGAGTTTATTGAAGGATATGGCCAAACCTACGCTCGCAATACGGTCACGAATGAAATTACGGATCAAGATATCGATCCAACTAGTGGCGCATTGGTCGATGGTTTGGAAGGGGCCGCTGTAGGGAAGGTAATCGGTGGAACAATGGGAGCCGCCGGTGGCCTCATCGCGAAGACGTCACCTCACGATAATAAACCGTCACAAGGCTCTGAACCTGTTAATGTAAGCGAGTCACAAGAGCAGGATATTGCACAGCAACAAGCGGAAGAAGCGCCCTTTGAAACGCCATCTCAAGCTGAGACTCAAAGCAACGATGTAGTCCCTTCTGATGACCCTTTTGCAGAAATGCGAGCAGGAGCGCAGGAACGACAAGCTTCAAACCAACGATCTGCCGATTTAACCGCTCGCTTTTATGAAGGTCGCAAGGCACTTCAAGAGCGCGGAGTGTTGCCAGAACGCAATGAATATCAAACAACAATTGATTTAGCGAGAGCGTTCGACCCTGACCGTGCTGCAGAAATAGAGCTTTTTTTACAAAGTGAAGAGGCCGACCAAAATCCTAACAAGGCCGAAGAATTAGAACTGGAGTACCAAGCGCTCGCTGAACAAGCAAAACAATTGGATATCGACCCGTTGCAGACAGCAGTAGCTCGTCGGCAAGCATCAAACAGCGCAGAAATGAAAGGTCGAGAAAAGCCGCATCAACGTATTGAACGTAAACAGCGTGAGTATGACTTTAGTGATACTGTCACAAAGCGCAAGGCCGCAATACGTGAGGAATTGTTACCTAGATTACTGCCAGAGGATCGAGAAAATACGAGCTATGTTCGCCGCATTGTCGAATTAGAATACTCGCGCCGCTATCCTAGTGATGAAACACCGATTACTGAACAGGAAAGTGATGGTTTAGAACGCTTCCAGGACTCGCCTTTTGATCGAGAAAAAGCACAAGCTGCGATTGAGGCTAAGGCAATTGAAAGCCAGAATGCCAGCCTAAGCGCTCTTTCTGAGAAAGAACGTCAAGCAAGGCCGAAATCACCCGAAGCAAATCCGAACTGGTTAGGTACGCACCCTGAAACCGGCGAGCGAACCACTCGGGCTTTTATGCGTGATTACGCCAATCTAAAAGGCCGCGAACAGATGAGCGAGGCAGTGGAAGATTTAGAGGCGAGAAAGGCGAAGCTCGGCCAGCCTGTTTCTTCGTTTTCCGATCGTCCAAACTCGATGAAGATGCGAGAGCAAGGTAAAAAGCCGATTCGTGATTTCGCTGGTATCGAGTCGAAGACTTCTCGTATGTCAAAACGTCTACGTAAGCGCATAAATCAAGCCAAGGGTTTTGATAGCCAAGCGGTACTATTGGAGTTTCAACAGCATGAAAAGCGTTTGGCTGCGTATGAAGAAGCCGCGAAGCGTCGAGCAGAGTATGAAGCAACGCTCCCAGAAAACGTTCAGCGCCGACAGAATGCAGAAGCGCTCTTCAAAGAGTTTGTGAGCGACCAAGAAGCTCGTGAGTTTGCGGAAAATGAGATCACGCAAACCATTAAACGCATCAATACGCTGATGGATAATTCAGCCCAGGGAACGGTGCTTGAGCTCGATGGACAGACGAGCTCATTGCCACGAATCAAACAGCAGATGGCTAACAGCGTGCGCAATCTAGCCGATAAGTTTATCGGTAAAACGGCGGCGATGATGACTGCCGCGAAGCAAAAGCGTCAGGATGCCAAACAATCAGCACAAAGCTTAGGCGAAGTCGCGATGCCTAATGTAACGCAGGATCAAAGCGTAGATGCTGTTACTAATACTGAGCCAAACCAAGAGCCCGATATCGTGCAGCAAGCGAAAGATACGATCCGCGAGACGTTGGAGAAGAACGACGGCAAGTTGAAGGGCATTCGCAATGCTTACCGCTCTAAAGGCTTTACGGCCAGTGATTTGCAAAAAGCGCTAGGTGGTCAGGATGTTTCGCAATTTGAGCGCGAAGTGAAACAAGCACTGCTAGAACAGCCTCAAGATTCGGCCAGTGAACCCTTATCATCTAGTGATAACGAAGCCGGTACTACGAACAAGGTTACGAACAAACCGCTGAATTCCGATATCGATTTCAAAAAGTTTGAACGCGTTGAAACGGAAGAGGGCGAACTGCTTGAAACACTCGGCCAAATCACGCATGGCGCGCCTGATTTTGCAGAAGTGACGGTGACGGTTAACCCTGATGCGTTAGGAAGCCGCAAGCGCCGTGTGAGTGTTGGCGAGCTTCGCAAACTTCGACAAAATAACAGCAACCCTACTCAATCTGATTTAGAATTCAATCAGGACACTACGGGAGGTTTAAACGATGGCGGGGCAAGGACAAGTGATGGTCGATCTGATGAAAGACCTACGAGACAATCCGAAGTACAAAACGATGCCGAACGACGAGCTACAACAAGTAGCGAAGGCGTTAGCGAAGCGCGTGGTGAAGCGTCAACTCGAAATGATCCAGTCGGGGACCAATTACCTGATGGCGGAGAGCGAAGCGTACCGAGAAGCGTTGATGAGCGCTTAACGCTCGACGATATTGACAGCCTACAAAATGGCACACCATCCCAACGAATCGCCGCTAACCTAGCGGCGATTCGCGTTATGAAGGAGCTGATTAGCCAAGGCCAACCAGCAACACTCGATCAGAAGAAGACGCTCGCACAATACAGTGGATGGGGTGGTTTGGGTTCGGTATTTGACCCGACAAACACCTCTAAATCGCAGCAAGCCGCACACCAAGAGCTAAAGTCACTTCTCAGTGAAGACGAATACAATAACGTTCGTGAGAGTATCCGTAATGCGTTCTACACTAGTGAAAGCGTCGTTAAATCGATGTGGGAAGGGGTGAAAGCGTTTGGGTTAGGCGATAAGCCGATGAACGTGCTGGAGCCTTCTATCGGTTCGGGGAACTTTATTGGTTGGCAACCGTCATCAATGCGTGATAACTCGACCTGGTTCTCCAGTGAACTCGATAGCGTGACGGGTAATATCGCTAAGTTGATTTACCCTGACGCCAATGTACAAGTGAAAGGATTTGAACAAGCGCCGTTTAAACACGGCGTTTTTTCTTTGGCGATTGGCAACCCGCCATTCGGTAGTACGCCCATCCGTGATAGCAAGAATCCTGACATTTCAGGAATGAATATCCACAACTATTTCATTGCCAAGTCTGCCAAGTTGTTGCATGAGAATGGCTTGATGATGATGGTTGTGACCAATCGATTCCTTGATACGCTCAATAAAAATCACGCGCAGTTAAGTCAGTCGCTTGATTTTGTTGGTGCGGTTCGCTTGCCAAATACTGCTTTTAAAGGAAACGCCAATACAGAAGTGGTCACGGACATTGTGGTGTTTAGAAAGCTCAAAGATGGCGAGAAGGCCAGTAACACGCTTTGGGCCAATGTGGGTGGCGAACTGAACGGTTTCCGTGTTAACAAGTGGTTTGAGCAGAACCCACAGTACGTGCTTGGTGAAGTGGCCCAAGGGACCATGTATCGAGGAGATGAAAGCGAAACTACCGTGAACCCGACGCCAGAACATGCCGACCTGGGTAAGTCCATCACCAAGGCGTTGCAGTCGTTGGCGAAGGGCCAAGACTTGGGTATGACCAATGAGGGCAAGGACGCGCTGGCAAGCCAAGTGCTGCTTTCTGAATCGGACCTTGCCACTGATGGCATGATGCTGAGTGAAGATGGCAAGGTGATGCGTCGTGGGATGGATCACCCTATCAATGGTGCACAAGTCAACGAAGTCACCCCTGATACTATTTGGACCGATGAAGGCTGGACGTTTGACCATATCAAGCAGCTTATTATCGCTGGCGAAAAGGACAAAGCTGATGTAATTGTTCAGCGAGAGTTGCTGAACAAAGGGAAAATCAAAGGGGAATTTTCGAACTCCAAGGTCAAAGAAGCTGCATCAAAAGCGGTGGTCGCGTACGTGAGCGGAAATGGCAATAAAGCCAGTGCGATGAGTGCGCTCGATGCGGCGATTGATAGTGCTCGTCTCGGTCCGAACCCTTACCGCAAGCTAAAAAGCCTACTCGCCATCCGTAATACGACTCTCGGTTTGATTCAGGCAGAGAAGACCGGCGCGAAAGAGATCGAAGCGCTGCGTAAACGTCTCAACGTTCAATATGATGAATTTGCTAAAGCGTTCGCGACAAAAGGCAAGAACGGCAAACCGGCCAGTATCAGCGCTCACTTGGCGGTACTCGGTGGCGATGTTGGGGTAGAAACGGGACTCGACAGCATTAATTCCAAAGGGGAAGTGAGCAAGAGTGCGATTTTCACCAAGCGAATGCTGTTCCCTTACAAAAAGCCCGATAGCGCGAAGAGCGTCGGGGATGCGGTTAACTACTCGATGCGCGAGCATGGCCGCGTCAACCCTGAATACATTGGCCAGCTTCTTGGCATAGACAAAACAGAGGCGCTTAAACAGCTCACCAGTGGTGACAAGCCTTATCTTCTCATGAACCCTGAAACAGAAAAGTATGAGTTTATCGACGATTACTTATCAGGGAACGTGAAAGCCAAGTACCAAGCTGCGAAGAAGGCGGGATTAGAGACAAACGCCAAGTTGCTTGAAGCGGTATTGCCAGAAGATAAAGCGCCAGAGCAGGTAAAGCCGTCGATTCGCGCTACGTGGATTGATGCTGAGGTGTTTGAGCGCTTTGCCGAAGCGCTTGGTTATACGGCAAAGGTTAATGTTAACCGTCACCTGGGCGCGATTTCTGTGATGACCAGTAACGGTTCTCCAAGTGCGCTTGGGGCGCAGTTCAAGCACGACAGAGCAACCATTGCGGATCTGTTTAACTCTGCCGCGAACGGTAAATCGTTAGTGATCTACGATGGTAGCGGTAAAGAACGCACGAAAAACGAGAAAGCGACTAAGGAAGTCAACGCACTGGCCAATAAGCTCGCTTCAACCTTCGCGACTTGGGCGAAGAATGACGCGGAAGCGTTAAAACAGATCGCAGATAACTTTAACGAGCGCATTAACACCCACGTTAACCGCAAATACAACGGGCGTTTGTACCTACAAACCGTAGGCATGAACCCAACGGTCGATATGCGTAAAACGCAGCTCGATGGCGCACTGCGTATGATCCAAAGCAAGAACACATTGCTCGATCATACCGTGGGTGCAGGTAAGACGTTTACCGCGATTACCGGCATGATGGAGCGTAAACGCCTTGGTTTGAGTAAAAAGCCGATGGCGGTGGTCCCAAATCATATCTTGGGCTCGTTTCATAAGGATATTCTCAAGCTTTATCCTGGGGCGAATGTTTTGGTGGCTGATGATAAGGCGTTCAGCGCGAAGAAACGTAAACAGTTCTTCTCACGTATTGCCACCGGTGACTATGACGTTATCTTGATGGGGCATAGCCATCTACGAGCCATGCCAAACGATCTTGATAGCTTTAAAACGGTGATTAACGAAAAAATTGCTGAATTGCGCAGTGCGCTCGAAGAAGCGCGAGCAGAGGCGAAAAACTCCGGCCAACGAGGGGCGAGTATTTCGCAAATTGAGGAGTCAATCAAACGCCTCAAGGACAAAATCACCGAGAAGGAAAAATCACTCAGTGAAAATGCTGACAAGATTGGCGTTAACTTTACCGATTTGGGCGTCGATTATTTGGTGGTCGATGAGGCGCATGAGTTCAAAAACCTGACGTATGCGACCCGCTCAGACCGTGTGGTGGGGATGAATGACCCGAAAGGCTCAGAAAAAGCACTCGATCTCCTGATCAAGACCCGTACCATTCAAGGTATTGAGAACGGTGGTGTGACCTTTATGACGGGTACGCCTATCTCTAACAGCTTGGTTGAGGTGTACACCATGATGTATTACCTGGGCCACGATACGCTGCTTGAGAAAAATATGTCTTTCTATGATGCATTCGCCGGTTCGTTCTTTAACACAGAAATTACGCTCGAATACACGCCCACAGGCACAGTGAAAGAGCGAAGCGTGTTGAAAGGACTCAACAACATGCAGCAGCTCTCTACGTTGTACCGAAGCTTTGCTGATGTCATCACTCAAAAGGACATGGTGAACATTTTCCGCCAGGATGTGGAGGCGAAGAATAAGGCAACTGGCGAGAACCATTCGACTCGTTTCCCAATCCCAAACATCAAAGGGGGTAAGCGCCAGCTCAATATTGCACCGGCCACCGATGCTCAACGTGAGTACAACGATTATTTGATTGCCCGCATGGAAGCATTCAATAACCTTGGCAGCAAGGAAGAGCGGTTGGCATACGCCAAGCTCGATAACCCTCTATGGGTGTTAACCGATGCGAAAAAAGCCTCTCTCGATGTACGCTTGGTGGACCCTGGAGCAGAGCGCGACCCAACAGGAAAGATTGCCCGCGCTGCGGATCGCATTAAATCAATCTATGACCAGTGGAGTGATGACAAAGGCACTCAACTGGTGTTCTCTGATATGGGGACACCGGCAAAGTATGCGATCGCGAACGTTAAATCCGAGCTTCGCGGCTTGGCCGAAGTTGCACTTGGCAAGAGCAAGGCAAAAGCCTTTGTGGATAGCCGCTTGGAAATTCACGAAGGGGAAATGCCTTACTCGACAACGTTGCAAGAGCTCGTTGAGCGCATCAATGCGATGGCCGATACCGGCGAAATTGATGCGGATAGCTACGCGGAGTTTAAGGCAGCTTCCACCGGAAACCCTATCTATCGATTAAAGCTCGAATCCGACTCCAAGCTACTGGACTTGGAGAGCTCATACACCGCACAAGCCAGTGCGCTAGGATCGTCCAAGCGGTTCATCGACAGCTATGAAGACAAAAAAGCCGATTTGGAGCTGAATATTTCTAGCATCAACAAGGCTGATATCACGGAGTATGATGTAGAGGAATTTACCAGGCTGGCAAGTGAGGCCAACGCCGATTATCTGGCGGCGATGAATGCCTATGATGCAGACATGGAAATCTACTCTGAGCTCGATGCTAAAGAGCGTAAGGCGCGAGGATTGAAAAAGCCTCAGAAACCCAAGCGCCCTTCGCTTCACCTACTGGATAGCGACTATTCCGCAGATTTGAATCGCACGTTAATCAAACCCGCGCTCGACGCGATTGCCAAAGCCAAAGAGTGGGGTGGCCGGTTAAAACTGGGTAAACACCTAGCATTGACACTGCAAGTTGATTACCTAAGAGTTAATGATAACGGGCAAGAGCCGATGATTAGCATTGCTTTGACGAATGACAAAGGGAAGCGGATCAGCCTTTTGGCAAATGGCGTGAACAGTTCCACCATCACTGGCTCGCAAGCGCTGATGGGTGCATTTCACCTTAATGCGATTGGTACTGAGCTCAACAATATTGAATCACGATACACACGCCAACTGAAAGGCTTAGAGCAAGGGCTCAAAGACGCCAAGAAGCTCGCTAACCTTAATATCACTGAGCTAAGGACCGAGCTTGAGCAAGCGAGAGATCGCAACTTGTGGTTGTCGGTCGAGGCGGAAATGGCGGATCTAAAAGAGAACATTCGCCGCAGTGAGACACCGAACAAGTTCATTGATAACGAGCAGCGTCGTAAGGTGAAACGCTCGACGTTCGACCCTGCTACGGTGAAAGCGCGAGCATTAGAGCACAACGGAAAAACATACCAAGCGTTCGGCGTTAGCATGAAGTATCCAGGCTGGCAGTTCGATAGTGTGATGCCAGCATTAAACGAGCAAGGTGAGTATGTTCATTTATTGATGTCGAATGAAGGCAGTAAGGATGAGCCTGTCGTGGCTCAAGTTATCTCACAGCCGAAAGACACGCCAAAGCCAGAGTACGATTTTATTGCAGAAGCGAAAGCACGTTACCAGTCGCGCCTAGAAGAAGACGCGAAGCGTGATATTGAAGCGCCAGTGGATGATGAGTCGAATGATTCAGGCGTTGTCCTGTTTAGCCGAGCCAGTACGGATGCAGGGCGTACCAGGATGAAAACCGGAAAGATAGCCGGTGGAATCACTGCGAAACGGAGCGCCATCGATTCGATCGCTCGCACGGCGCTTAGCAAGCTCGGCTTCAAAGACTTCACGTTCCGCTTTGAGGCGGTCGATACGGAGGCGGATCTTCCTAGCCATGTAAAACAGGCCATAGACGACAATGACGCCAAGGGCGAGGTATATGGGCTTTATGATACCAAAGAGCACAAAGTCTGGTTGGTCGCTGAAAAACATAATTACGCCTCTGAAGTTGAAGAAACAATATTCCACGAAGTGGCAGGACACGTTGGTTTGGCTCGCTTGCTAAAAGAGGGCAAAGCACAGCCAGATATTAATACGTTAGCTTTGATGTTAGGTGGCAGCAAGGGAATTCAACGTTTTGCAGAGCAAAATGGTGTGGACTTAACGCCTTACGTCAGTTCAACCAAAAAGCTTACTAAGGCCGATGCTGAAAAAGTCTTGGTGCATGAGCTTGTGGCGCATCTTGCTGAGCAGAAAAAGTTCGCTAACCCTATCCAGCGTTTATTGGCAAAAGTACGCAGCGTTCTACGTAACGCATTTGGGTTTATTTACTCGCCTGAATATAGCAATAATGAATTGCTCACCCTGGTATTCAAAGCGAAAGAACAGCTAAAAACGCCGCCACCTAAAGGCACAGACAGCACAGATGATGCACTCTTTTTCTCTCGGAATCGTAATACGCAATCTCAAGAATCTCAAAGCAAACAGCCGACAATGAGCGCGGACGAAGCGTTATCACAAAAACAAAGCGAGGTGGTGCGCAAAATTAAGCAAGCGATTTACGGAACACCGGTGGTCGGCCAAACTCTCGATGCCATTGGTCGCAACAAGTACGCAATGTTAACACTGAGACAAATGGGAGAGGTTGCGAGTGCCGTCAGTAAGCCGTTAGGAAAAATGATTGATGGCTACCTCGATGAGATCAACTCGATGGTTGTTACACAGAATATGTTGGCCGAAGAAGCGGCCAACATAGCCGAAGAGCTGAGTGATTGGGCCAAAGCTAATCAGAAAGAGGCCGATGAGCTATTCTCCTTTGCGCACGAAGCAACCTTGGCCGATGTGGACCCATCAGAGGCATTCCAATCCCGCGAAGAAGAGCTAAAAGAAAGTATCGCCAAACAAGAGCGAATTTTGAAAGAAGAAGGCGGCTTGAATAGTGAGCGTGGCCAAAAAGCTTGGAATACGCTCAAAGAAGAGCGTGAGCTGCTCAAGCAGGAACCAAATCGCCGCAAGCGACATGTAGAGCTTCGACCTAAGTTTGCCCGACTGAATCAAGAGCAGAAGAAGCGCTACCGTCAAATGCGAGATCACTACCGCGCTCAGTCTGAACGTATGAACGAGGCGTTGGAAGAGAATATCAATCGTGCGGTACAGGATGCGAAAATTCGTAAAGCCATGTTAGCTGAGTTACGTCAACGCAACGAACGTGCAGCTAAAGGTTTGTACTTTCCGCTCTCACGGCACGGCGATTACTGGATTGATTTCGCGGATGAAAGTGGTGAGCGCCAATTCATGATGTTTGAAACCAAAGGGGAGATGGAGCTGGCAGCAGAGAAGCTGGCTAAGGCGGGTTTTGAATACAATTCAGGGATGAAAGCACAGTTTAATGCTGTACAACAAGCATCACTACCATTCGTAGCCGATGTGCTAAATCTGGTAGAGCAAGCGAATATGCACACACCGGCTAAAGAGTCACTAAGTGATGAAATTTACCAGATGTACTTACGTACTTTGCCTGCCCGCTCAATGCGTCGCAACTTCATTCACCGTAAAGGGGTGGCTGGTTTTAGCCAAGACGCGGTAAGAACACTTGCAGAGCAAGGTTTTAAGCAATCACGCCAACAAGCTCGTCTCGATCATATGGATATCTTAGATAACCACCTCGATAGCATTCAGAAATACGTCCACGAGTTACCTAATAACGTTGAAGCGGATCGTATTGTTGAAGAGCTGAACAAACGACATGAATGGGTAAGAAATCCTTCTCGTTCAGGCTGGGCCCAAAAACTGACCAGTTTGGGTTTTGTGTGGATGCTTGGCTTGACGCCAGCGGCAGCGTTGGTGAACTTGTCCCAAAACGTCCAAGTGGCTCTGCCGATTTTAGGTTCTCGATACGGCATGCTCGAGTCAAGCAAAGCGATGCTTCATGCTAGTGGGGAGTTTTTAAAAGCGGCAACTAAGCGGAACAAACCAAAAGGCCAGGGTATTTTAAGTGCCGTTCTTACTGGTGGAGAGAAGGAGGCCATGCGCCGCGCCATTGCCCAAGGCGTGATTGATGTGACTCAAGCGGCAGACCTGGCGGGCCTCGCGGAGAATCCGAACGCGAAATATTCTGGAACCTGGAACAAGGCGATGAATATCATCGGCTGGTCGTTCCATAAAGCGGAAGTTTTTAACCGAGAAGTGACGTTTATTGCTGCGTATCGATTAGCGATGAAAAAGCACGGCAACCACGAACAGGCTATCGAGCAAGCTATCAAAGACACCTGGGATAGTCATTTTGATTATTCATCGATTAACCGTGCTCGTTTCATGCAAAGTGACATTGCTGCAGTAGCTCTACAGTTTAAGCAGTATAGCCAGAACATGAGTTACTACCTTTGGTCGAACCTAGCGAAGTCACTAAAAGGTGAGACACCCGAAGTGAAAGCGATGGCGAGAAAGCAACTTCTCGGCACGATGGCCACTACTGCGTTTATAGGAGGTGCCGGTGCATTACCGCTTTGGTGGTTAACCACTGCTATTAATGCTGCTCAAGAGGTCATTGGTGATGATGATGAGCCATTTGACGCAGAAACAGAGCTCAAACTGATGTTAGCCGGTGCATTTGGCAAAGAGAATGCTGCGTTAATTTGGCATGGTAGTTTGCCAAGTATTGGCGGTCGAATCTCGCTCAATGATCTTTGGGTTCGCAGCATCAATCGCGATGTGGATGCTAACGATGCTTATATGGAGTACATGAAACAAGCGCTTGGTCCTGTTATCGGTGGTATTGGGGTTTCTTGGGCACAAGGTATGGCAGATATTTCAAATGACCAGTTCGCTCGCGGTATCGAAAGAATCCCACCCAAAGCGATTAAAGATGTTCTAAAAATGGTTCGTTACATCAACGAAGATGGCATTACTACCAAAACTGGCTCAGAGATTGTGAGTGATTTGAGTTTTAGTGAACTGACAGGGCAGGCTCTTGGCTTCGCAGTTGGACGCGCCAATATTCAATATGATGAAAACAACGCGATTAAAAACTATGAGGGGTATGTATTAAAACGCAGACAAAGCTTGATGAATGCATATTACACCGCATACCGGCTAAAAGATGGCGAAGCGATGAAGGCGGTAATGACGAAGATTCGCAAGTACAATCAATCGCAGTACGGTAGATCTAATCCAATCACCAATAAAGGGTTACAGCAATCGATTAAAACAAGACAACGTAACCTTTCCAAAACACAGAATGGTCTTCAAGTAAGTCCCAAACTGCAAGCGCTGGTGGTTGAATACGATTTCTTTTAGCCATAAAAAAGAAGCCTCACACGCATGGGACGGTGAGGCTTTCATACAAATGAGGTATCTTGTATTTAACGTCAGTTGGCTAGGCAAATAACTCATTGGCTTATTAATGAATTACTTAACGGACATCATACTAACAAAGGTAACATTCAAAGCCAATAGTTTGTAACGTATTGTTTTGGCTTAGATTCACAAAATTATAAATTAATATATTAATAATAAAATAGGGTAATACGATAACAATCTAGCAGCGTATTAGCTTATTATGCACTGAATCTTAATCTGACAATGAATCGAAAGTTTGCCCAAAAATATCATCGAGAGCGTCAATTCTATCCAACGCAGCCCACATTGTAGGCTCAAGGATTTCTGGGTCTAGTTTCTCACCCAAATCGGCATAGCGCTTGATTAACATGCAGATTGCTCTTAACTGGCTAATCTCTTTAACGGCGAGATCTTCTAGTTCTTCCAGGTTCTCGCATTTGTAGGATTTTTCGTTTCGGTTAATAGTTGGATTGGCAGGTTTTTTCTTTAACGTTTTGGGTAGTATTGGATCAGGTATCTCAGCTGGAAGGAATACAGGACTTGAGGGGATTGGTTGTAGTGCCTGTTCTACTTCCAAAAGGTAATTGCGTCCTAGCCATCTTGCGTACTCAACCAATATTTCTTTAACTGCGTAAGTTCCAGACTCTTCGGTGTTATAGCTTCTGATGACTTTAAACACGCTTTCAACATCCGAAGCTCCATATTCTTTTGCAATGGATTTGATAAAAGCGTTAACTTTTGCTGATCGCTTCCATGCTGCTGGAATATATATGTGATTGCCTGGAAGGTTTTCACGATGCTTTTTTATGTTGCTAAGGTCAGTTAAACGATATAGGCCGTCCACGACACGAATTGCGCCATCAGAAAGGTGTAAATCTCGGGTGTTTGTTAAGCAATGTGCTTTTGCAGAATGGGAGGCGGAGTTACTCCCTTCAAGCACATCGAGTACCCATTTTCTGAACTCATTTGCGATGGGTGTTTTGGCTTTCATTGCGACTAAGTTCGCGCCACGTAAGGAAAAAACGCGAATTGTCTTTTGGTAGTTGCCTGAGACGGTCAATTTGACCGTCTCAGACATACCTTTTTCAAATTCATCTATATTTCGGTTATAAATTCTAGTGATCGAATCGGTTTCTTTATAGCCAAGAGCTTGCGCTAGTTCGTCCGACTTGAGGTAAATATCTTCACTACCATTGACCGGATAGGGGTTAAACACAAACTGATTAAAAGTAAGATGAGTGTTAGGCAT